AAGTAACGAAAATAGCACAAAACGCCAAAGTAAAGTAACGAAAATAGCACAAAACAATCACCAGCCCGGCCCGTCTGGCTATGGATTCCGTCATGATTGTGGGTGTCCCATCCGGCTATGGATGCCGCCCCCATAAAGATTACGTCCCGATTACGCCCCGCCGCCCCGGTTAGGGATGCCACGACTGGCTATGGATTCCGTCATGATTATGGCTTCCATAATAGCACAAATCGCTCATCCGGCCAAGTACGTTGATGCCGGATTCAGCCTCGATTGCCTTTGCATAAAGTTAACGATAATAGCACAAAACGCTCATCCACGCCGTAAATGATTCGGCGAAGATGCAGCTAACTGTATTGATTATCGGGTTGCTTTTCCCAGACGGAAGGGGACTTGCCATTTGTAAAGTAAATTGGTTTACAGGGGGCGCGCGGGCTAACAACCCTTAATTTTCAACGAAAACGGCTCTCTGACGCGACTTAGCATATTGCCGGTAAATTATACGCGTTTGCCGACGAGCGAAGCGAGGAGGCCCCTAGCGTTAAATTTTACGGCATTCTAACATAACTCGAAAAGGAGCGGCCGTCAGGACGCGAATTTTCGAGTTAGCGGAGGATTTAGCATATTGCCGGTAAATTATACGCGTTTGCCGACGAGCGAAGCGAGGAGGCCCCTAGCGTTAAATTTTACGGCATTCTAACATAACTCGAAAAGGAGCGGCCGTCAGGACGCGAATTTTCGAGTTAGCGGAGGATATAGCATTGATCGTAATTGAAGCGGGAACAATGGCGAATTTTAAGCGGAGTAAATACATACTTTGACTGAATGTTGTCCGTGATGAGGCCGTAAGGCCGAATAAGCGGACGACATGAAGTCTTTCATATGGTTTTACTCGATTGTTTTCTTCTTCTTCTCTTTCCCCCTTTACCCCCTATCTTATTATTATCTTTCATCCGGTAAAATTAAAAATTTTACTTTTTATTTTAAAACTTTTTATTACTTTAACAAATTTTTATTTTTAATTTTTCTGAGGGAAAAATAAAAATTTATTGAAAGCAATAAAAATACTGTCCGGACTACAAAAAATAGTTATCTGGTAATTAAGGGGCTATAAGGGGGGACTACGGGCGGTCTAATAAAAATAACACCCAAATAAAATTTGTCTGTTATTTTATTCTTTTGCCCATCATCCCTTCTTATCCCCCCTATAGTCCCCCCTTTTCCTCCCTTCTTCCCTTCTTCCTTTAGGTTAAAAGTTAATGCGTTTATTTGTAATTTTGCGTAACTATGCTACATTAGTTTTTGTCCGAAAACCAATTCAAAAAAACAAAACAAACAAAGCGGCCATGAAAACTCAACCTGCAACATTCCTTAATTGCGCCCTCCAAACATTCGGCCTCGTATACGTAACCGATACATGCATACAAATACCCGGTTACGCAAAATTACAAACGGTATCCACGTATCGCTTTTCTGATACTGCCGCATCAAATCCGGTTTCCGTTTCCGACATCCAAGACTATTTCACGAAAAACAACTATTCAGCGACTATCCTTCCATCCGACAATCCTGAGTATTTCATATATGCGGCAAACAGGCGATTCCGCAAAAACCGCCATAAAACCGTCAATCATAATATCCGTTTTGATTTGTGCCGCCCGCCGCAACATCACGAAATCAATACTACATTCCGATCAATAAAGGTTCTCGATATTGTAAAATACCGCATAACGGAACACCCATCCCGTTTCAACATAACCGGCATCCTTGCGCACTCGGATGGTAAAATCCCGTTTACCGTCAACGTCTACAAAACTAACCCTTTACAGCCGCGTATTCATTGCGAAATACCGCTTATAAAGACGAAAATTTACTTATCCGTTAGAAACATTCTACGTAAATTGTTGAAATTCAACAACAAACACAAATTATCGTAAATTTTCGCAAAATTTTTCGTTTTTCCCCTTGCAATAAGTTAATATCAGGTTATATTATATACTGTAACGCAAAAACAGCCAACAAGGAGGGTTAAAATGAAACTCGATCGCGCAATTTTTCACAGATTTTTCTATGCTGTCGAATCCGAAAGCGGCCGCGCCAAATCCAACACAAGTTTCGATGGATGGGAGTTCAAATCATACCGGACAACAATCGGCGTCAAAACGCCGGGAAAAGATGGCCGCCCGGTATTACTGATAGCGGATAGCTCTTTCAGCCGTACTACAGGCGAACACATAAGCGCATTGCGGGCCGCGTGTCCGTACACGAGCAGCCATATTATCCGGGTGCCGTTCGAATGGGGAGACGGATGGTACAACCGCGAAAACTGTATCTCCGATTTGTTACAGCGATTCATTGACCGGTTGTCTCAGTGGAGAGTTGACCAGTTGAAATATGCCGAAAGCCGCCGCAATTTCCGCCGGGTTTACGGTGATTTCTCCAGCTTTTTAGAGCTCGTAGCACCGAAGCGCCCGGCCAAGGCAGTAATGCAGAAAATCGAAGAATTGGCCGCGATTGTCAACGAAACGGAAGACCGCAAAAAGCGCAATGAACTTATTTCCGGATTGACGGCGAAAAGAGAAGCCGCGGCGAAACGTAATGCCGCAGAGTGAAAACAGCTGGGCATCGGTTAAAATATTCAATCGCGCCGATGGCGCGATTGAATGATGCTCTTGAATGGATCATGGATGTAGTTATTAACCTTAAGTATGTAATGGGGTTTGTATGAAAAATAATGAATATACGCTCGAATCGTTGAAAGTTCTTAATCCGAAGTTTCAACCGCACGGCATCGTTATATCATCGGAAAGGCCGTGGCTGGTGATAGTGTACGATTTACAAATGAGAATGGTACTTATTATCATTATGCCATGATCGATAAAATCGATAATGAAGTTACGATTTGTGAATCACCATCCGCATTTGTGTTGTGCAATGGCAATGTGGCATTGTCAGGAGGACGTTTTAAATCCGTTAGCCAGAATAAACTTGTGTACATCGGCAAGACGGAAAGGACGTTTTGGACTTTTGGCCATTGCGGAGCTTGTGCGCATGGGGGTATTTACTTTAAAGCTTTTGTAAATGAATTTGAATGTAAACTCAATACTAATAAAGGTGATTAAGTATGAAGTATAAAGATTCTATGGTTAAAGTTAGCAAATTGTGGCTTGCCAATGCTTTGATTAAGTATAATTATGACAATGGTATGTACGTTTTTACGATGTACGATGTACGACGTTGATATCGTCCGTTGTAGGGATAAAGTCGAAGCCATCAAGCGCACTCTTAAATGGATTAATGATAATATTGGTTAATGGATAAAATGAAAACTATCTTGTATTGGCTTAAATACGCCGTTATTCCGATTACATTTTGGGCTATTGTAATCATTTGCGTAGTTTGGTAATCAAACATAAGGAAACAAGCAATGAGATTCAATATTGATGTCAAGAAAAATGAAGTTGTAAACAAGTACGAAGCTGAACTTGCCGAACTCAAAGAGACTGAAACTGTGCTTAATGGACTTCCTGATGTGTTTGAAGAGTTCGAGTTCTTCTTCTACTCGCCTGCAAAAATGAATAAGAACGTGATGGGCGTTGTACATTTTTATTGTGATAATGTCAATAAGATTATCGATACTCTGAATAAGGTTACTGATTTGCTTCCCATTTGCTTGGTAAAAGATGGCTGTGTGTCGGCATATCCGCGCTGCTGCGTAGATATGGATAAGTACAGTAAATACAATTCAAATAACATCTATTGTAAAAAATTGAAAGTTCCCTATACGCTTGCGGCAGAAGGCTACACCCGCCAAACACTTCCTAGTGTTACCATTAGATGTTTTTACAATATTAAAAATTATGGGATTGTGGCTGTATGGATATCCGTAAAGAGTAAAGAGTTAGAATCATTCGGTGTTTACTTTGATGCAACATATCGCACATTTAAAGGCGATATTCTTGAAAGTTCTATCAGATTCAATTATCAGTTTACTACTTTCAGAGTAAAAGTATTGTTTCCGAACGTTGTTAAGTTTAAGGGTTACAATTCTTCCGGTACTCATCTGTTTTATTCGGAGGTTGAATAAACATGAGTAAAACGATGCGAAAATGCAATAAGTACCGTTATTGTTATGCTATTCAGGTGAAGAGCAATGGTGTATGGCAAGATTGCACGCATCATAGCGATAGAAAATTTATGTACTCTGTGTATAATGGACTAAAATATAAAAGTACGTGTACAGATATACGCATCATACAGCGGAGGATTTTTAAATGACAGTCTATGAGTTGAAAACTTTACCCATCGATACGCTTGTCAAGCTCCATAATATGGCTGGAGGTAATCGCATATATTGTATGGATGACGACGAAGATTTTAACCGGGTTGATGATATCGTAACAGAACATCTACGGGTAAAACGTAATTCGGCATTATGGGAATTTGATTCCGCTATGCCATACGTTGTAATCGAGCATGGGGATGTAGTAAGCTACAATGAAAAAGCGATAAGAAACTACGTAGACTATGACAGAATTATCGAATATATACTGTATTCGTAGAATAAGGCGCGGAGCCGCTTTTGATACGACTTAGTGTGTTCCCATATAGTTTACCGGGTTAGCCGCTAAGTCGTCCCATATAGTTTACCGGGTTAGCCGCTAGTCCCATAAGGCTAAACTAAAGGTGTTTAACGGCTATGACAAATGAACAGTTACAGAACAGTATAAACGCGGTCAAGAATGTAGCGGCGTTTACGGCACTAATGCGAAGTTCTGCAATCGATGAACAGATTAAACTATCAGAGTACCTTTGTGCTAAAATATTCATCAAGTCGCATACCCCACGCAATCCAATCGATGATAGTACAGTATTGTATCATCCAATCGAAGAAGAGATCGTAAAAGCGATTGCAAGCGGTATAGACGTCGATGACTTTGTAGCACAGTTTGTAAGTATGGATATGCAATCGTCGGCATCTATGCTTCGCAGACGTTATCACAAGATTGCTCATCTACTTTCGATTTACCAAGCGTACAGTCAACCACCAATGCAAATCAATTTAGACGGTAAAATCTAATCATGTGCATCGGCATCTATAATCACATCTTTTGGTTTTTCCTGCATGTTGAAAACCACCGTGAGCTTTCCTCCGGTATGTGCGTCGGCATTTGCGTCTCCGATATTGGCAACTTTTACAAGGGTATTGATTGCGTTAACCACATCGGCAGGTTTGTTTTCTTCCTGATTTATAATGTTTTCGAGGCGTTTTGTGACGCCTATAATCGTCGGCTTGTTGATTTCCCATTCTGCTGCCCTGAGAAATTTAATCCGTTCTCTTATCCTCTGTTTCATCATCATGCGGCGCATATTGTTGATGTCGATGTGACGGATTCCGGTGATTGGTGTCATGTACTCGCGGTATGCTGCATAATACTCTTCCGTGGTATGTGCATCGGCATCTATAATCCAGTTAAGGAAATCTTCAACACGTTTATCCGCAATTGGGATTGCGGGATCGGAATCCTTGTCGTCAAGGCAGGCAGGGAGGCAGTCAAGTGCATCGGCATTTGTATCGATTACTTTTTCACCTGTATTTTCTCTGCGTTCAATTTGATTTTTAAGTTTAAAAGCCATCTGGAATCTCCTTTTTGTTTCAATATACCATGATACAGTAAAAATTACAAATAAAAGTTAAAAATTAATGCGCAATGGGGCTTGAAACTATGACGCGTGAATGCTACATTAGTTAAAACCGGCGCAATAGACCTAGGAGTAACCATGCAGACTGTGTATGAAGTCATCGGCGTCATTGACGCGCATACATGTGTAATCGTCGGCATCTTCGTTGACAGGATTGCAATGTGTGATAAGTTGCAGGAACAGTTTTCGAAATGCTATTTGAAGTCAAACGGCAAGCGGATCGACATTATCCCTGTGAGCGTCGGCATCTGTATGCGTAACAGATTCTGTAAACTGTACAGTAAGGAATCAGGGAAAGAATTGTACAGAATTTACGCGATAACGTTAAACAAAGTGAATCCTGAGTTGCATGAAAGTTTTAAGTAAAAACGATTATTTATACTATAAAAGAGATGGTAAGCATTATCGGGTTCCGGCTTCCGATAAAAGCATAAATGCTTTATTGCGCAGGAATTATGACTGTTCCGATGTTCTTACTTTAGGTGGCAGATTGCGCGTCCCTCTGTATCCATATCAGTATCAGGCGCTTTTACAGGCTAAGAAGCACAATTGGAATATTTTAGACGCGGACAGTATGGGATTGGGAAAGACTCCGACAGCACTGGGATGTATTGTTGCATCGGATGCAAGGAAAGTGCTTATCGTGTGTCCAGCCGCGATTAAGTATCAATGGAAACGGTATATTGAAAGCTGGGTAACGAAGCCCGGAATCATGTATGTGTGCGAAGGGCAGAAGTTTGAATATGGTGACTGCCTGAGTGTGAAACACGCCAACTACGTAATCATAAACTATAACATATATGATTATTGGATAGACCTGTTCTGTAAGCTGAAGTGGGATATGGTTGTGTACGACGAGGCGCATCGGATTAAGAAGGTTAGTATACCGTCTGCGCCTGTGAGGTGTTCTGCTGCCGCGGATATGCTCGTGCCGCACGTTAAATCGTGTATATGCTTAAGCGGCACTCCCTTGACGGATCGCACTGCCGACATATGGCATATTGTGAAACTTGTGAATCCAAACTTGTTTCGATCATACTTTCTGTTCCAGCAGCGGTATTGCGGAGGAGCATCCGGCGCATTTTCGAGTGAATCGAGAAGCGCCAATACGATAGAGCTGCATAATAAGCTGATCGATAGCGGCGTCATGATTCGCAGAACGAAAAAAGATGTGTACAAAGAGATACCGAGAGTTGATATCGACGTAGTTCCGTTTAATGTTCGTTCCGCTGCACTGGATACACTGGAAAGGGAGGCCCGGCATCAGACATTGTGGATGAAGAAACAGACCGGCAAACAGCGCGGGGCCGCTATGTTTAAAGTACGGCAGTCTTTTGAGAAATACTTACAGGAGGCTATACGATTAAAATTACCGTATATTGTAGAATGGCTTAAAGATTTCATGAATGAAACCGATGAAAAGATTGTGGTGGGCTGTATCCATAAAGAACTGTGTGGAAACGCGCTGTATCGTGAATTTGAGAGGTCTGCTGTACTCATCAATGGGGATGCGTCGGCAAAACAAAAAGACAAACTTCTTACCGAGTTTAAAACCAACAAACAAAAAAGGATGCTGATATGTAACATACAATCTATGAAAGAAGGGGTGGACGGCCTTCAAAACGTGTGTAGCCATATGGCAATATGCGAACTTCCGTGGTCTCCCGCGGACATCGATCAGCTTATCGCCCGTCTAGATCGGAACGGGCAGAAAGAACGTGTGAATGTTTCATTCCTTGTGGTGTATGACAGCATCGACGAAATGCTTGTCCGTACTCTGGATAGAAAAAAGAAGATAACGACGGAAGTCCTTGATGGTAGGGCTCCACGCAAAAAAGAATTATTGGTAAACCTATTAACCGGAGGATGTTGAAATGAAAGAGGGTACGAAGCTTATCATCGTGAATGTGTGCGCGATTGCATTGATTATTTGGGTGGCAATATACGGTGCTATCGTAATCCGTTATGCTTTTTCAGAGTGGCAAAATGAAGTCAAGCACGAAGAACCAGTAGTCGAGAAACCGAAAAGCAATGTAAACGTATGCGGACATATCATCGGTGAAGAGTTTGTACCGAAACCGGAGTACAAGCACAACTTGAAAGGAGACGCCTACATTTACTGGTATGATACTGTTACCATGATTACGTTTCGTCCTGTAAATGGAATACTGAAATACGCATCCATCACTAAGATATTCGCGGAAGGTGCAGACTGTTACGCTGAGTATTTCGAGATGGGAGTGTATTATGCCAAAAAATACAATGCGAAACCTCAGAAGCAGCCTGATTCTCTTCTTACGGAGGACGGCGTATGCATTGATTTGAAGTGGGAACTTGTAGACGGTAAGTGGGTTCTTTCCGTAGTGATCGTTAAACTTGACAAGTAAAGGTGCAGCATGAATATCAGTAATATCAGTGTGTACAATCTTGAGAAAGCAATCGTTGCCAGCGGATACCCGATGCTTACAGAATACGATCCCTGTAAAGTAATGGATGAAGTATCTGATGTAGAGGAATGGATCGAAACCTATTACAGCATGAAAGGTCAAGCCCCTAATAAGCATATTCAGAGAGCCATCCGCTTGTGTCAAGCCCCTTCCAATTCCGGGCATTGTAATTTTCTGTCCGGCATCCTTGTGACGATGGATGTCACGGCCTCTAACGTGTGGTGGCTGCAATGTGGGAGGTACCACTTTATTCAAAATGTATCTTCTATGTCGAAAATGCACAAACTCAAGGCCATGAGAGCTGCCAAAGACGAATATATGTTTCATCCTAAAGTATCAACTGTGATACAGAATGAGTTTTTCGATGACGACGTATTTTCAGATGTGAATGATGACGCAGAACTTGCGTACTCGTGTCCTATGGGAATGCTGCTGACTGCGCATATCTCTACAAATTATTTGCAGTTGCGAACGGTGTACGGGCAAAGAAAGAATCATAAACTCAGTGAGTGGAGGATGTTTTGTAATGTGATCTCTACGTTGCCGTTCGGCCCTGAATTTATTGCGCAGAAATTCTAGATGTATGAGAGACGGGATTGTACAGCTTCTGGAGGACAACCACATCCCCTACAAACTGCGCAGGGAGTGGGCCAATGTATGCTGTCCTTACTGTGGGGATAATGATTTTCATTTGGGTCTCACAGATGACGGCAAGGCAACATGTTTCCGGTGCGGAACTCACAACATAAATTCTGTAATCCACGAGTTGCTTCACTGCGGAGCATCGGAATCAAAAGCGATTGTACGGAGGTACATATGCAGATCGAAAAGTGAGCATAACGATGATCCTGCCAAAGTATGTTCGTCGGCATTTGAGTTTAAAGTTCCTTCGTCGGGAAATATATTGAGAGCCAAATTTCCTTTCATATACTTGAGGAGAAGATTTAAATGGATGTCGATAGATGAGTTTGTAAGTATGGTAAAGCGCTGCGGTATTACGTACACGGATACTGAGTTTGTAATGCCGAAACCCGATGGCAACCTTACCGGAATGTTTGCAGGTAGGATCGTTTTTCCGTTGATGCATAACGGGATACCGGTGTCTTATCAATGCAGGGATTACACGGACAATTGCAAAGTAAAGTACATGACTGCTTATCCTGAGTATGAACGGATAATGCATAAAGATGTCTTGTACGGAGAAGATGATGTACCTTACAGTAAAGTAATTGTGTGTGAGGGAGTGTTTGATGCTCTCAGCATCGGTGCCGGAGCTGTACATACCTTCGGTGTCAAGTGGAGCAGAAGCCAGGCTGAATCTCTTTGTACATACGATAAAGTGTATATCGCTTATGACAATGATAAAGCCGGAAAACTCGGTGCGGAGTCGCTGGCCAGTGCGATTAAGCATCGTGTAAAAGTGATGATCGTCAGGGTGTCGGCAAAAGATATAAATAGTTGCAGTCAATCAGAAATAGAAGATATCAAAGCACTTATACAATAAGGAGGAAGTATGCAGGGATCGGAAATATGGGCTGAAAGTTGGGGCGTACTGCCGGAAGTTCCTTTGTTCGAGGACAAAGTTACCGGAATCAAATATGATTTCAACTACGGATTTCGATGCCATTCTCCGAGTGACAGCGATGATATATTTAACCTCCATATCGAAACATCCGCAGGTGACGTACTGTGTGACATACCCCTTGCCGCCGGATGCAGGCGGAGCTTTCCTTTTAAGTACTACATGGACTACACGGTTACGATAACCGGGAAGCATGGTGTATTCCGGGAGACGCTTGATCTTACTGATAAAACAGTTATGATTATGTGCAGCGTAAGGACGCTTGGAGATTCTCTTGCATGGTTGTCCGCCGTTCCAGCCTTTGAAAGAAAGCACAAATGTAAGTGTGTGTGCGTCGTGAATAACGATATCTATGAACTGCTTAAGGATTCAGAGCAGATCAAGGTAACTAAACTTGAGGATAAATGCAATTACACTCCCTATGCCACATACTACTTGGGTTTGTTTTTCGATGAATCATACAGTAAATTTTTTCAACCGTATGATTTCAGGCTTGACGGCCTTCATGAACAGGCCAAAAACATTTTAGGAATCCGCAACGAAGAAACCCGGCACCTCGAGCTTAGAGACACAGGTACGAATCCACTGGCCGGTAAAAAGTATGTGTGCATCTCATACTCAGGTAGTAAAGCGAATAAGTTTTGGAATAATCCAATCGGCTGGAAGATGGTAATTAACTACCTGCACACTCTACAGTATGCCGTTGTGTGCATCGACAAATCTGATGTATGCGGGTTTGCTCCCCTATACTACTACATGCCGAACGGCGTGATCGACATGACCGGAGACCTTTCTTTGCAGTCAAGAGTTGACGTACTTAAGGGCGCTGAGATGTTCATCGGCATGGCAAGTGGTCTTTCATGGCTTGCGTGGTGCAGCGGAGTTCCTGTTGTCATGATTAGCGGTTTCAGTCTGCCGTATGCAGAATTTTACACAAAGTATCGTGTAATCAATACAATGTGTGAGTGCATCGGATGCTGGAATGACACGAGAATTCAGTTTTCTCGCCATGATTACATGTGGTGTCCGCGTATCGACGATAGGTTGAAGGCACTCAAAGTTTCAGATTCCGAAAGCGAAGCGGAGTATCAACGTCTTTCACAAAAACGTTTTATGTGTACACAAACCATTACACCCAATATGGTTATACAGAAAATCAATGAAGTTTTAGAGGATCAGCACCGGGAAAATTAAGAGCGGAAATTATTAATTTATGGGCTTGAAATAAGTTAAATTCATGTTATATTATATTATTAACTTATTTCAAGCATGGAGAAACCAAATGTTTGACGTCCCTATTTTGTTTTTTGACTTGGAAACTACGGGGGTTGATCCTGAGGAAGACAGGATTGTGCAGTTTGCAGGTATCAGGACGACATCGAACCATGAGCCTGTCGAGTTTACGTTTAAGTGCAATCCTGAAATTGAAATTTCAGAAGGAGCAAGTCGAGTTCACGGCATCACGAATGAAGAAGCCAAGCAGTATGCTGCTTTCGACGCTTTTTCTGATAAACTTTACCGCATGGCACATGGTGCCATTTGGGCAGGATACAACAACTTCAAGTTCGATATCCCGATGTTTATGAATGAGTTTAAAAGACGCGGGCTTAAAGTTCCTGAGTGTGCCGGAGTGCTGGATGGCTATAAGCTTTTCACACATTTTTACGGCCCGGCCGGGAAAGGAAAAAGAACGCTGAAGGCTGCACACGTGCACTACTGCGGTTACGAATTTGAAGATGCGCACGACGCCGTGGCTGACATCAGGGCTACGATCAATGTGTTTGAAAACATGATTATCGAACATGGAGATGACCTCAAAATGTTTCTTAAGGTGTCGGAAGCGATCCCGCTAAAGATCGACTTTAAAGGGATGTTCACTTTCGATCCGAAACGGAAAGTAGCCGTATTGGGGTACGGCAAATACAAGGGGGTTCCCCTCGCGGAAGTTCCGGTGTCTTACTTCAAGTGGATCATCGATACGACCGGATTCAATGCAGATACAAAGAAAATCGCAAGCGAAGCCTGTCGTGGAATTTTTCCTCAGTATCAAAAGCCTAAATTCAAACGGAATTTCTGATGTGTACAAAGCTGTTTTATGCGAAATGCTGTACGAATTACAGTCGAATCGTCTTGAAGTTATTCTTGTACCTCAGGATGAACCTGCCAATGTAGGTGCCTGTACTCGTATGGCGGTTGCATTTAATTGTCAGTGGTACAGGGAACTGTGTGATGCATTTGAATCGAACAGGAAAAGAAAATATAAAAAATTTAAAACAAAAGTAAAACGTAAGCGTATAGAGCATATACTTTTACGTATGATATCGGGAATTAATGTAGGCGGTGTGTACGCTGAGTGGATCAGGGAATACGCCACCAAGATGCAGGAAGAATATGATAAGGGAGTAATGAGTTATGGGGCGCAATAAAATGATCGGAGAGCAGGAATTTAAAAGAATCCAAGAACTTAGAAAGGCCGGATGGTCGTACAAGGCGCTTGGTGAGAAGTTCGGAATCAGTGCCGTATCAGTTTACAAATACCTTTCTGGAAAAACGAAATTCGACAGCACGGAAGATGAGAACGCTTAATTTAGATTATGGAAATGAAGATTCAGAATTTAACGATGAAGAATCAGCGGCTTCCAAGATATTAAGCAGGATAAAGTCGTCTGTTCAAATGCCTTTACGTATGCCATATGGCAAAAAGATGAGAGCATTTGAGGTATATTTTTCAAAGTTTGATGAAGATACCATAAATCGCTTTATCGGTAAGCTTTCCAGTTCTGTATGGGTTAAGAATCCGCGGTTCTCGTTGGAGATGGTTGTGCGCGATGATATGGTCAATACGATATTTTCGGGTACTGCTGATCCGACGGTGTGCAGATATTACAGTATCGAAACTCTTACACTGAAACCTTTAAAATGAAATGCAACATCTGTGGTTCTACTTTAAAGCAGTACGTGCTTTTAGGGGTATCATCAGGTCAGCAGACTGAATTATGCCCGAAGTGCCAAGCTGCCTGTGTCGAAGAGGTACGCGCAGTAAACAAAGCTATGATTTCTAAGCACTTAGAATCGCAGCACGTTCCAATCAGATATCATGAAGCCAGATTACAGAAAGAACATCTCGCTTTCCCAAGCGGGAGGGAAGTGCAGAATGGGGAGAAGGGTTTATATATTTTTGGCGATTCAGGTGTAGGCAAGACTTGGCTCCTTGTAGCTTGGATGAAGTATTATCTCAGTAAGGGGGCAGCGTGTACTTATGTTGACTGGTCTGATTTTATGGTTGACTTGAGAATGGATATCAAAACATACCAGACAAAAAAAGCGTACATACTAAGATCAGACTGTGTATTTATAGATGACTTTGACAGTTCCAATTCGTACATGTATGATGTCATATACAATCTAATTAACAGTTTATACAGTTGTGGGAAAGTGCTGTTTCTCACAAGCATCGATCTTCCGACACAGCCTAAAATTGCAATGAGACTTGGTGAGATTACATCTCAACTGCACGTCATAAGACAGTAAGTATACCTATATGGAACTTGAAGACGTATCGAATGAGTTTGAGAATAGAATTTGTTATCTATTAGCAACTTCTGACGCTTATATTGACGAAATATCATGCGTGTACCAAAGAGGATTGCTGTCTGGTAAATACTATTCTTTGTTTGCAAAGTTGTGTCTTGCTTACTATAAAAAGTTCAAGCAAGCCCCTAAAGACAAGTTAAATCGCTTTTTAGACAACGCTTCCATGTTGAATAAGTTGTCGGCCGATGACAGGGCCGAATTAAAACTTATTGTAGAATCGTTTGCAAACGAAAAAGAGTGTACGGATATTGACTTTGAAATATCCGAAACATTTAACTACTTTCAAGCAACGGCCATTAACCTTGTAAGTAAGGAAGCGCAGGAACTTACAAACGAGGGAAGAATAGAAGAAGCTAAGTCTCTTCTTGCCAAGTGCGAATCATTTGATCGGGGGAAGGTATCCGGAACCGACGTTTACGCTCTGTCTGATTCAGATATCGAATCTACGGTAAATGAAACATATGAACAGCTAATTACTCTTCCAGGGGCGCTTGGTAAAGTTATGAATAATACGCTGGTGCGCGGAGGATTCATAACCTTTGTAGGCAGGATGAAGTCCGGAAAAACTTATAATATCATGGAGCTGTGCCGCTATGCGAGAAATCAGGGAAAGCGTGTGATTCTGTTTTCGGCAGGTGACATGACACAGAATCAGATGATTATGCGTGTGTGGCAAGCAGACGCACGCACGACTGCAAATAAGTATTATCAGGACATGCAACGTATTCCATATCTTGACTGCAAAAGGAATCAGATGGGGATGTGCATGAACCGGGAAGGTTCCGGAAACCTGCTCAATGACTTTAAGGAAGTTGACCCGTACATCAAAGATGACAATAAGGAGTACAAGCCGTGTACGAAATGTGCAAATTCAAGCCAAGATAAAGAATCATACGATTTTGCAATTACGTATAGGAAAGTGCGACGCCCCATTCTCGACAGCGGCATGGTGCAGCGGCTGCGGGATAAGTGGCTAGCGTCAGGAAACAAAGGTGTTTTGCATATCGAACACGCCCCGTCAGGAACCCTTACCGTAGCAAAGAGAAGAGCTATCATCAGGAGTGTGTGCAAGAAATATGGATGGGATCACCCTGACGTAATCGCCTACGACTACGCCGGTATTCTTGCACAGGAGAAGGGAGATGAGCGTGAAAGCACTCATTACATATGGCAAACGATGCGAGCTGAGGCAGACCCCGAGATGTTCGACTGTCTCGTCATAACTGCAATGCAGTCAAACAGCACATCATTTAATTTTGAGGATTTAACGATTCGGTCGTTCTCCTTGGATAAACGATGCTTTGACGAGGTATCGGCAGCCTTTGCAATAAACTGCACTCCGGAAGAGCGGAAAAACGGAATTACGAGAATTGCAGCCCTCCTAAAGCGCGAGCATCCGTTTGACGAATCCATGCAAGCCGAGTGTTACGGCTGCCTCGCACTTGGTACTCCTTGGATATGCTCGAGGATCGTTTTTAGGGAGCCGCCCAAGCCTTTGCAGTTTAGCAAATAATTTTAACTTTTTAACTTTTAACTATTGCATTTGAAAATTCACGTGCTATTTTAAGTGGTAAACCCAACTAACCAACAGGAGAAAACAGTAATGGCGAGTAACGAGCAACTGGCGGCGCTTAAGCGTTCTTTGAACAGCTTCAAGGGAAACTATACAAGAGCGCTCAAAAAGGCCGCAAACGCGAAGGAAATGGACAAAATTCGTGAGACGTACCGTCCGGAAATTGAAGAGCTTGAAAAGAAAATTCAGGAACTCGATCCGAGCAGGAAAAGGGTAAAGACGGCTTTTACGCTGAAAGGCATGTCGCGTAAAGATAAAGTTATTGCCGTATTTAAGGCGATTGCCAAAGAGTTCAATCTTGAAGAGGGCGAGATCGACGGTGTTGTAACGAAAGATGAAGATTTCATTGTCGCTACAATTAAAGGCACTTACGATCAGATTCTCGAAACTGATTTCATCAATATCGAACCGGAACTTCGTAAGTTCATGGTTGAAGAGCTTGATTTCGTACCGTTCGATCAGCGCAAGCTTGCCGAAGAATCAGCAAGCAAGCGCCTTGCCAATGCGACGTATGAAGATTGCATTGCCGCTACTCTGTTTACAGAGTTTGACGGAAAGGTGGACGCTTCCGAGTGGAAGGCTAAGGCGTGTTCAATGTACAAGGACATCCATAAGTGCGTCCCCAGTCGCATCACGCGCACTTTCGGCGAGATGGTGAAGCTGTTCACTCATCCGAATGTCCGTATCCTTATCAAGTGCGAAGATCATCCGGGTGACGAGGTTTACAACATCAATTTGAAAGCGAAGATTAACTGATGGCTACGACACTTAACAGAAAAACGTTTTACGAGGCCATTCAATGCCTCAAAGACAACGTTACGCCTTCTGAACTTGCGGAGGCGTCCACTTATGCGGTGTTCTGCAATAATCGTATTTGTTGCAGTAATGATTCCGTAGGCGTTAGCGTTCCTTTGGTTACGGACGTCAAGAACTGTGCGGTGGAATTGCAACTGCTGTATGACTTCATTCGTAAAATGAACGACAAAGAAGTCATTATCGGTATACACAATGGGAATCTCAAGATCAAAGGCAAGAATTCCGTAGCCGAGTTTGCGGTGCGTGAAGATATCATTTATGATGAATCTCTTATCCATCTGAACGTGAATGACTTCAAGCGTCTCCCCGAAACGTTTGCGACTGCCTTGAACTTTACAGGATTCGCAACTGATGGCACGAAAGAAGCGTACAGCCGCTGCGTAATTCATGACGGAGCAATGTACGCCTTGTCCAATGTACGGGCGGCAAGATTCTTTATGGGAGAAGAAGCGAAAAGTCTATTTGACGGAATGACATTCATTTCTCCTGAGTGTATCGGTTTTGTAAACAAAATGTGTCCGAAGAGGTATTATATCTCTGACGGCTATGTGCATCTCTATGACGACGAAATGCGCATTTACAGCACGAGAACACGTTCAGACGCAAACTTCCCGATCAACGGTGCGGATGAAGCCCTTGAACTGCCTTCGTCATCGGAATTCCGTTTTCCTCCTGATTTCGATCAGGTGCTTGACAGGTGCAATCCTTTCAGCGGGAGGGATGCCAAAGTCAAGAGGGTGACGATCGACATTGAAAAGGGAGTTCTTACCATCCTTGCCCGGCGGGAGGATGGGAGTACGTTCCGTGAGCGGGTTGCGAATGTGCAATGCAAAGAGCACGTAAGATTCACCGTTCTGTTGAAACTGCTTTCCGACATGGTTAAGCTTGTCGAGGTGTTCAGGGTTGATTCAAGCAGGATTGTCGGCACAGCGCCGATGTATACCTGTATGGCTTGTTTGTTTGAGGAATAAAAATGCTCGACCTTCCGCACATTGTACCGGAGTATGAAAACTCTAATTGCTCTGCTTGCAGACTAGATTGTGGTTCACGGCTGCAATTGGCAGGACACGGCCATAAGAAAATTCTGATTGTGTTCGATGCCCAAGACGCAATTCAGCAGACTACAAAAACGTACTTTTGCGGAAGTCGTTACACTTACGTTCGTGATCTGCTGTACAAGTACGGCATTACGACGGATGACATATGGATGACTTCCACCATTCAGTGTTATTCCGAGTACAAAGAAGAGCAACATGCCATTCACTGCAAGCCAAACCTCATCAAGACAATAAAGAGGCTTAAGCCGGTACTCGTGATCGGTTTTGGTGAATTTACAGCTAAGATGCTGCTGTCTTACATCATTGAAGACGGTATTTTCCTTGACCGAGTTCACGGTTGGGTGCATCCTAATCGTGAACTTGGCTGTAACATGATGTTTACGTACACCCCCCATCCGGGTTCGGCAAAGTATAAGACGATCGAGGAGTTCATTATCGAGCGCGACGTACATATGGCTATTAAAAGCCTTGCCAAGCCGCCTGACACGTACACGCCGGAAAACAAGTGTGTACGTCTGCTTGAACCTAAAGAGGCCGCTATGTGGCTGCGAGACCGTATAGACGACAAAACAGAACGGTTTTCCGCTCTTGACTATGAGACTAACTGCCTTAAACCCTACAACACGGCTGCCACGCTGTACAGCTGTGCTGTATGTGAAGATTTCAATAACTCGTATGCCTTTAAGATGGATGACACAACGTATCCTCTTATGCGTGAATACTGGGCTACAAAGCATATCAAGAAGATAGCGCACAACAGTGCGTTTGAACGCATGTGGACTATGGTTAAATTGAAAGTAATGCCAAGAAGACTGATCGCTGATACCATGTTGCTAGCCCATGTTCTTGACAACAGAGACGTAAAGTGGCTGTCGATTAAGTTTATCGGCCCTATGCTTACCGGATGTTCCGTATGGAATGGCCATATTGAATCTTACTTAGAGCCGAGTAAGCAGGATAAGAAGCTGTACGGAGAATATGCCTTGAACAGGGTTGCATCAATACCGATCAGGCAGCTTCTTACATACAACGCAATCGATAGTCTTGTAGAGTTTCGTACATTTTTTAAACTGTATGAAATGCTTAAAAATTTTTACGGCACTTTCCCGATTGAAAGCGAGAGCGAATAATGATTACGCCAACTACAATGGATGCCTTTAAGCTTGTGATGATGGGTGAAGAGGCCCTTACTCAAGTATCCGTCAATGGATTTAAAATTGACAGGGATTACTACGAGAGACAGAAGCCCGTTATCCAAGAAGAAATCAAGCGTTTACGCACTCAGATACTCACTCAGTCGGAGATCGGAAGATGCTGGCATGAGAGGTATGGAGCTAAAACTAACATCGATTCCAACGATCAGTTGAAAGCCGTACTTGAACACGATATCCATTTCGATAAATTCAAAATCACGGACAAGGGCGGTAAGTCGGCAGATGCTTCCGTCATTGAAAAACTGCCCTATGAGTTCAGTAACCCATTCAGCAGATATAAGCAGTTCGGTAAAATGTGGGGAAGCCTTATTACCCCCATCATGCTTGGTGCGGACATGAATGGGTTTGTGCATCCAAATATCAACCTTCACACTGTAAGAACGTATCGGTCGTCATGCGATTCTCCGAACCTGCAACAGGTTCCGAAGCACAATAAGCTGATTAAAGAAATCGTAAGAAACGGGTTCATACCTAGAAGTCCCAAGAGGATGCTTGCTGAAATCGACTTGCAGTCTGCTGAGGTTAGTGTTGGCTGCTGTCTGCACCGTGATAAGCAGATGTTGCAATTCCTGCACGACAAGACGATCGACATGCATACATTCGTTGAGAAAGAGTTTTATAAGCTCAATGATAATGAATTGTGTAAGGAGTTGCGATCTTCCGTAAAGGGGAGATTTGTGTTTGCTTCATTTTACGGAGCAGGTGCAGCCTCGATGGCCGCCTCGCTGTGGGAGTATATCGAAGAATCGAATTTTACACTCCCGACAGGCGAAAAGCTGAAAGACCATATGGCCAAGTTAGGCGTAGTCGACTATGACACCTGTCTCCAGCATACGGAAAAGGTATTCGATTGGTATTGGAACACTCTTTTTAAGGAATATGGCGCATGGAAAGAAGCCATATGGGATTTGTACAAAAAACAGGGATACTTAGACTACCCAACCGGATTCCGTGTGGTTGCCGCGATGACAAAGACACAGGCTATGAATACGATTATTCAGGGGTCTACGTTTCACCTGCTTCTACTGACGCTTATTGAGTTGCAGAAGCGAATGACTTACTATAAGTTAGAATCAAAAATAGTATGTCAGATTCATGACAGTATCGTTTTGGACTTACTCCCTTCGGAGCAACAAACTGTTTTTGATCTGTATCTTGACAGTCAGGCAGCAGTACGCAAGCGTTGGCCGTGGCTTCTATATCCGATCACTGCTGATGCGGATATCAGCGAAGTAGGCGGTACATGGGCTCATATGACAAGTTATGGGGAAATCACACATGCAGCCTGACGAATATATATACTCACCGATGTACTATTCGGGATCGAAGAACAGGCTGCTGTATTGGTTGATTCCGCTTTTCCCAAAAAACATATCAACATTTTATGATTTGTTTTGCGGTGGGCTATCGGTTTCCGTGAATGTACACGCGGAAAAGTACGTGGCATCTGACGTTTCACCGTTTGTAATTAACCTGTATAGAGCCATGAAAGAAGCTGGTTCTGTTGGGTTTATGGCTAAAGTTGATTCTTACATACAAGAATATCATGTCGATGATTGTACGCATGAATCGTTCTATGCATTGCGTGACGCATACAATACCAAATCAGATAAATACAATTCACCGGAAATGCTATTTACGCTCGTGTGCTACGCATACAACAGTGTTATGAGGTTTAATTCACATGATGAGTACAACATAGCTCCAGGAAGGGGAGCTACACGGCTTTCCCAACCTCGTAGAGCTAACATCTATAAATTTATCGATGTTATCTCTGCTAGGGATATTGAATTTTTGTGTGGAAGTTATGAATCGGCTCTATGCTTAGACGACATTGATTCAAATGCATTCGTGTACTGTGATCCCCCATACATTGTCAGTGCGGCAGAGTACAATACAAGGTGGAAATGGATGCATGAATACACCCTATACGCTTTTTTAGACAAACTGCATTCGAAAGGCGTAAAGTTCGGGCTTTCGAACGTCATACGCATGGGAAACAAGTATAATCATGTACTCGATAACTGGTCGAAAAAATATACCGTACACAACTGTACAAAAGTAATCTACCACGGGAGCCAGTCAAGTAGGCAGCACAAAAATGCAGTTACGGAAGAAGTTTATATTTGTAATTACTAAACCAACTGAAAGGGAATACTATGTCACTGTATTTGAAGTATCGTCCGAAAACGTTTGATGAGATTGTCGGTCAGCCGGACGCCGTAAAGCTCATGAAGGCGATTGTTGCTCAGAATCCCGAAGATCGCCCGAAAGTATTTCTTTTTGGTGGGGCTTCCGGCTGCGGCAAGACTACCCTTGCTACCGTATTTGCGAGGGCGATTGGATGTGATCCTAACCACTCAAACTTTACGGTTATGGATGCGTCAAAAGACCGCAGCATTGACAGAATCAGGGAACTGTGTGACATGATGGGTACGCGGCCGATCGGTAAGGAAGCGCAGGCGCGTATCTTCCTCCTTGATGAGTGTTTTGAGTATCATACTCCTATTACATGTGTTGATGACAATGGTGAGTTGTTCACCATGCGCATTGGAGATTTGGTGCGTAAAAAGTACAAGACAAAGGTTTTGTCTGTAAACAAGTATGGGGTGCTCGAACCTAAAGAGATTACCGGATGGTTTGAGAATAGCAATAAACCGGTAAAGACTTACCATTTTAAGAAAGATGGTAATATAAAATATGGAAAAAAGGAATACAAAATAACGTGTTCGGATAACCATAGACTTTTTAGGCCGGATGGCTCAGAAGTTAAAGTGGCTGATATTGTTAACGGAGACAGAGTGAGAGTAGTTGATCTCCTGCTCCCTAAGGATGTTGCGGTAGTTACCGCAACGTATACCGGATGCTCTGAGGCAGAGGAATGGCAGCTCGCTCACACACACCTGTATGATATCGAAGTTAAAGATAATCATAACTACATCGCTGGTGGGGTTGTGGCACACAACTGTCACCAATTATTGAAGCCCGCGCAGGAAGCACTTCTTAAGAAATGTGAGGATACTCCTCCTCAGACGATTATCATTTTTGCGACTACGGAACCTGACGCTTTGGGCAAGGCTCTGAGGAGCAGGTGTAAGATCATTACGATTAATCCGATGTCAAACAAGTCTATTTACGATAATCTTAACCGGGTTATCAAAGCGGAGGGTATCAAAATTGATGACAAAGACGTTATTAAGATCGCAAGAGCTTCTGACGGAAATACGCGTGTGTCATTACAAATTCTTGAAAACTATATGCTTAACGGCATGAATGCTGACAATGCAATTTCGATGTGCGGAGGAATGGGTGAGGAGCTGAAAGTTGATACGATCGAAATCTGCCGGATCATCGTTGGTAAGAGGCAGAATGAATGGGAAAAAGTAGCCGCTTTTTGCGCAAAGTACAAAGGACAGGGAGAATCTGCCCGTCAAGCTATTTTAGGTTATTTGCGCTCTTGTATTTTGAAAAGCACAACCATGAAAGATCGGATGCGATTTGCCACGCTGATCGAAGTGTTTTCTGTCCCGCACTATGACTGCTCAGACGCTGCACTTCCTATGCAGATTGCGTTTGCTCTTGAAGTGTGATATGGATCAACTCAACTACGTTTACACATCAAGAAGCGTAGCTGATGTAGTCGGCAACCTCATTGCACAGATTATCTATGATGCTATATACAATTCACATTCAGACATCGATGATACAAAGAGATCGGTAAACGCTTCTTTACAACTCAATCAGGAAGTATTGGAATCGCTATATTATGTCAAAGAAAACAGATATCAGCGCATTGTACATGCCGGTAAAAGAGTTGAACATTTTATTGCGGGAGCATCGTATAAACCTTGTTGTAGATTTTATACACGAAACTGCTTGCGACGTTTTAGACGACTTGGGCGTGCTTAAACGGATAAACGAGTATGACTATAACGTGTGTAAGAAATTCAGTTACGCTAAATGGCATACGACTGTAAAAAACAACACGGCACAATACCTGCCGATGCTGCCGCATCACTTGTACGCTCTTTTTCTGGTGTGCAGAAAAATGACTATTGAAGATAAGATTATAGTTATCGAAAATTTTGAACAGACAAGGATATGGAAAAATGTCTATTGAAGTAAAGATTGTGCATTTTATCAAAGGCATCACTGCGTCAAATAAGCGGAATGACAAGAGAAACTTCCTGAGTGCGTTTTCGCGTGATGAAGATATCAAGTTGTTTCTCTCGTACATGTATAATCCATACACTACATTTGGAATCACAGGAAGTCAGGCAATGATGCATAATTGTTCAGATTGCAAATGCACTGATATCTTTATGTTATTTAGGATGCTTGCAGAGCGCAAGCTTACTGGAAATAATGCACTGTCTGCCGTAAAGTATTATATCGAAACTGCGGCATCCGCAGTTGTTGCGTTTCAGCCCGAATATGATCTGGCCTCTATTCGAAGTATCTTTGTGGATATCTTTAACCGTAATTTGAAAATCGGGATCGACAGCACGACTATCAACGAAGTGCTTATCGGCCTGATTCCAGAATTTAAGGTGGCGCTTGCATTCGATATCAATAAAAACGAAAAGTATAGAGATAGGATTTCCAAGGAAGAATATCTCATTTTGCGCAAACTGGATGGCGTCCGCTGTATTACCATCATTAAAGATCATGACATAAGATTTTTCTCAAGAATCGGTAACGAATTTACTTCTCTCGGCACTCTCAAGCGTGAGTTACAGAATTTTGCCAATTTCCACAGAGACTGCGTACTCGATGGCGAACTGTGCGTAATTGATGACGAGGGAAGAGAAAACTTTAAAGAAGCGGTATCGCAGATCAAGCGCAAAAATTATGATATGGAAAATGCGCATTATAAAGTATTCGACTACCTGACTTACCCGGAGTTTATGGGGTGTGTTGAAAGCCCGAAGTATGAAGATAGGCTGAACTTCATCAGGAAAAGATTCGAGGGCCTGTCTCCGTCCGTAAGCGTAGTCGGAGCGGTAAGGTACACTCCGTATAACTTTACGAAAGCGCAGTGTATTGTTGAAAAAAGAGGGTATGAAGGTTTGATTTTGAGGGCAAATCAGCCTTACCTGGCGGGGCGCACTTCCGATCTTTTGAAGGTCAAAAAGTTTGTGAGTGCGGAATACGTCATTGAAGATACGATTGCAACTGAAATGAACATGATGGACATGAATGGGCGCATGGTGCCTGTAAAATGCTTGGGAGCCTTTGTGATTCGCCACAAGGGGAATCCTGTATCCGTGGGCAGCGGGTTCACTGCTGAGCAGCGTATCGAGTTTCTGAAAAATGAAGAGAAGTATGTCGGAAGAACGATTACGGTTAAATATTTTGAAGAGACAACGGACGCGCATGGCGCTGCCAGTTTGCGCTTCCCCATTTTCGTCGGTTTCCGAGATACATTAATTTAGTAATTTTCCGTTTAGGGTACTTGTAAAGTTAAAAACGACTGCTATATTAAGTTAAACCACAACCAACACAAGGAGGCGGCAATGTCGAGTATTTGCACAAAAGAAGAATACGTACAGTACACAGAAGAGTACGTAAATGCGCTGGGGAAGAGCATGAAAGCAACGGCTGTGTATGAGATCGCCAAGCACAAAACACGCTTGAAACTCTACGCAAAGAAAGCAGCCGGGGAGAAGTACACGGAAGAGCAGATCAGGACGATGTCCATTGTGGAAAATGAGGAGCTGTACATCGAGTATATGAACGCTTCCTGTCAACTGGAAAAAGCACGTTCCGTGCTTGAATGTATGAAAGATATCTACAACAAGGAGGATAAGTGATGGGTAACGCGCAAACTTTTCTTGAAAGGCTGAGAGCCGAACGTGAACGGCGTCTTGCAAAAAACAAAGAAGCGGTCAGTGGGGAGTCTCGTGAATTTCTCCTCACCGAAAATCTTCCGGAAGGGAATAAACTGTGGTGGCCTTCCGAAGATACGGAAGTCACGATGCACATTCTCCCCTTTATGGTGGGGAAGAAAGACAATATTGCGGAAGAGGAAGTCGGGCATTTCGCTATTGTGCGGAAAGTGAAAATCCATTTCCTGCCGAATCGTTCAGTAAAAGTGTGTCCGGAAACGTATGGGCATACCTGCCCGCTGTGTGAGAAGTACCGCTCTTATGGCAAAGATGAGCGTAGCAAAAAGGGCAGCCCGGCCACGAAGTACAAGGCAAAGGAACTCGCCCTTTTCAACGCGCTTTTCAAAGTTCCGGGCAAGGACGGAAAGAATCGTCTTGAGGTTCGGGTTGTGCGCGGAGGTGCTTTCGCCGGGTGGGAAAGCATCATGAAAGAGATCAAAGGCGAAGCTGCTATTAAGGCAAATGCACCTTATGCAGACAAGATTTACATGTTTGACGATCTTGTCGATGGATACTGGATGAATATCCGGTGTAATAAGGCTTCCATTGCTGGCGGGAGCGGCGCTGGGGATGCATCGTTCATGCAGTTTACACGCGTGAATCTTCTGTGGAAAGAGAAATCTTCTCCGATCCCCGAAGCCGTCATTCCCCGCATTGCGGATATCGACATGCTCATCCCTCCTCCGGCTACTGCCGATGAACTTCGGGCGGCCTTTGACATGAAGGATGCCAGCGCCACGGAAGCGGAGGAAGAGGAGTTCGAAAGTCTTGAACTTTCGAACGAGACGCTTGATGAGATTGACTGCGGCCCCAAAAAGAAGCCGGAGCAGGAACCGGAAGCCGAAGAAATCGACGATCTCGAAGAGATGGAGGAAGAAGTGAAGGGAGAGGTTGAAGAGGAACCCGAGCCCGAGCCTGAGCCGAAAAAGAAAGCGGAAGTCAAGCGCAAACCGACCAAGAAAAAGGCAGAACCGGAACCGGAACCCGAGCCCGAGCCGGAAGTCGAAGAAGCCAAATCCGAAGATTCGGAAGAATCTGATGATAGTGACTCCTTTGGCGATGACGAGTTTGATTTGTAATCAATAACTTATAGGGGAGGTGTTCCCTCCCCTATTGAGGTTTAAGAATGGAGATCGGCTACAAACGTACGGTCAGAGTAAGAGCTTACGAGTGTATTACGATGGAAGTGACCACGGAGGTTGACGAATTCGATTTTACAGAGCTTAAGCAGAAACTCGACAAAGAGATCGAAGAACATGCCGCATACTTAAAGGCAAAGGGAAGCGGCATGTGTGACGATGACGAAGAACATGCTATTTACGAAGAATGAAAAGACACAGAAAAGAGGTAGACGACATCTACCGCGTTGAACTTGATCTTAATCAAGTAAATCCGTCTATGTCAGTTGACGATTTGAGGGAGGTTGCACTTCGTAATAACGTGTACCTAAAGTATAAGCGGGATTCGGGACTTACCGACGAAGCTTGGGTGAGAGCTCTTTCCATCAAAAATGAAAGGGAGCGTGCATACTCGAACCTTACAACTATGGTTCCGAATACCATACTTAACAAGGCGCGAATCGTGTCGCTCTCAGTTAAAAAGCTTGTTTCGACACTACATAACAGAGGATTATAAACATGAAGAAAATCGAAGCTCCTGAAAATGCGGCAAAACTTCTCGTTGATGTTCGTGGTGTTCTTTATGGTGCCTTCTTTTGGGCGCGAAAAACTTACAATATGGAGAACACGAAAGAGTTTCACGGAGCTATTCTGTACAGATTCTTTCAGAAGCTGAAATATGCGCATTACTACGCAAATACGAATCGCATTTATTTCTGCCTCGATTCAAAAGAATCGAAACGCAAGGAACTTTACCCTGAGTACAAAGCGAATCGCATCAAAAATGAAGATCTGATTGCCTGCTTTCCGTTTTTTGAAAAATTACAGACTGTCATTCTCCCAAAAATGGGGTTCAACAATGTGGTGCAGTACGAGGGCCTCGAAGCTGATGACATCATTGCTTCTATCTGCATCAACGAAAAGAAGCTCCCTGTTGTAATTTACTCTGAGGATGCTGACCTGTATCAGTGTCTTAAGGGCAACGTCACGATCCTCAGCCCGAGCCGCTCATCTGATAAATTTCCGTCTTTGATGACGGTATTGAAGTTTCAGAAAATTTTTGAGCTCGATCCGTCCATGTGGGTTGAAGTGAAGGCTATTGCAGGGTGTGCGACAGACAACGTTAAACTCTTGAAGGGGATCGGTGAAACCACCGCTATCAGGTATCTGAAAGGCGAACTCAAGAGCGGGATGAAAAAGGCCCTGATCGACGTCAGTCCTGATGTCATCGCGTTTACAAGAAAGCTCGTTGAGCTGCCGTTCGGTGGAGAGGTTCTCGATATCAAGTATAAGCCCGATGACTTCAACAAGGAATACTTTGCAAAAGTGATCCAAGAATATGGTTTGGCTTCTATGGCCACTGATTCTTTTTGGAACGATTTCTTTGGGTGGGGTGCATAATGGTTTTTATCGGGATTGATCCGGGAAAAACAGGAAGCATTACCGTGCTGGACGAGAAGGAAGGCACGGTAAACATCACCTCCATGCCCAAAACGATTGCAGAAATGCAAGACGTGTTTGATTCTATTTGCAGTAATCGGAATATGAATGAACTCTATGCCGTACTGGAACAGGTTCATTCTATGCCGGGGCAGGGGGTTGCTTCATGCTTTACGTTCGGTAAAGCCTATGGGTGGCTTCAAGCCATGCTTGCCGCACATCATATTAAGACGATCGAGATTACCCCCCAAAAATGGATGAAACTGATCGGTGCCTTGCCGAAAGACAAGCACGCCCGCAAAGTCGCAATTCAGGATTGGGTACAAAAACGGATCGGCAGAACCTGCGGTCTTGGGGTTGCCGATGGGGTCGCACTCGCTATTTTATGTAAAGAGATTTGGAGGTTGAAATGAACTACGTTCCCAAACTTGGAAGATATATCGCAGAGCATGATATCGATCTTCGTCGCATTGCAAAGCGTTTGCATATTTCGCTGAATGCGGCGCGGCGCTATGCATATGAAACAGGCACAACACGGATGTTTGCTGCTATGGCTTGGGCTTATGCGCTGAATTGCACGCCTGAGGATTTGCTCGAAACAAAAGAAACTGGTGATGCGTTGCAGTGGAAAGACAAGAAATAAAATCCATCGAGCTTGTCAACATCCAAAAGCACAAGCACATCACATTGTCGCTTTCCGGTATCAATGTACTGATCGGAGAGACGGAAAGCGGCAAAACGTCAATTTTACGCGGTATTCTGTGGAACATCCTCAACAATACGTCTGGCGAAAAGCTCCTCAATAACGATGGCGCAAAGGCCTGCTCTGTGACCATTACATGCGGTGACGATGTAGTGTCTCGGAACTGGAGTAAAACGGAAAACACTTACGCATTAAACGGCAAGAAGTTTTCCGCTATCAGAACGTCTGTTCCGGATGAAGTGAGTAAGCTGTATGCCGTCGATTCCGTAAACATACAGCGCAGGCGCGACGTGCCGTTTATGGTGTATTATAAGGACACGGAGTGTGCTAAACAGTTTGGGGATATGCTGGACGTGTCGGAGATCGATCGAACGATCATGGCCAGTAATGCCCATGTACGCGAACTTAAAACGGAATGTGACGCCCTGAGCGCCGCGGTATCAAGCGGTGAAAAGGAGCTTGAAGAGCTTTCGTTTATCGATGAAGCTGCTGAATCGTTTTCTGCAATCAAAGAATTAGTAGTGTCTGCTGATTCTGAGGAAAGAAAACAGGAACGTTTTGAGGTTTTATCCGAGAAACTCACGCAAGCCGCCGAGTACACAAACAAGTACATCGCGCTTGGTGACGCACTTAAACAGTTTACTGCACTTGACAAGTTTAGCGAAGATATCGCTCATATTCAGGATAAGTTGGAAACTTACACACTTCTACATACTTCTCTGTTGAGTGCGGCAAAATCGCTTGATAAGTACAGTAAGTATCTTGAGGCCTCGTGCGCTATCACACACCTTACTGATGATGATGCATTTGTGCTTAGAGAAATCAGTGTAAAGGGCAGGAAACTTTCTGACCTGAGAAAGGAATTTGCATCTTTAGATTGCTCTAAATTTGAAAATTTAGATGAAGCCGTCAAACAACTGAATCAGATCACCAACTCTGCCGAGGAGATCGGTGCTATTGCAAATAAGGTTCATTCTTTATTTTTACTTTCAACGGATTACGTACAGGCGCAGACAGACAAAACGAAAAAAGAAGATCGGTACACTGCTCTCGAACGGAAATTCAAGTCAGAAATGCCGAAAGTATGCCCGCTGTGTAATCAACCGATAGGGGTGCATGAATGAAGATACTTGCCATAGCGGATATGCACTTGACGGAGCACAGGCCGGTATGCCGCTCTGAGAATGAGAACTGGATTCAAGTGATTGAAGAAAAATTCTGGCAAATCAGGGATATGGCAGAAGGATTCTGCGCAGACCAAATCGTCATAGCCGGTGACGTCTTTGACGTTCCGGCAAGAAATACAAACTGGTTCATGTGTAAGTGCATTACATGGTTTGATATGCTGAAAACCGTTTGCCCGGTGAATGCAATTCCCGGAAATCATGATTTGATTATGGGGGATCAGGACAGCATTTACAGTACAAGCTTCGGCATACTCGAACAAGCAGGATGCATCTCTATCCCTGAGAATTTAGGTATTATCCCTTACGGAGAAACTAGAATTCAAGGGGAAACTAAGGCAGTTGTTGCCCATCAGGGACTATGGCTGAAAGAAAAACCGTTTGAAGGGGCTTCTGACAGCGGAAATGTACATACTTGGGTGAAAGAGCATTTGCCGGAAGAGTGCAGACTTCTGATTACTGGTCATTTTCACGTTCCGTTCTGCTGCAAGTCTGGAAATACTGCGGTTATTAATTGCGGAAGCATGTTCCGTCTACGGGCCGATCAGGTAGACTACCAGCCCGGAATGTGGTTGATTGACTACGATCAAAAGTCAGATTCCGTAAAAGTAAGACGAATGCCGTTTATCCTCACAAACCAAATCAGGAGAGACTACATTGAAGAAGAAGCAGAAGAAAAAAAGAGACTTGAATCTCTGGTGGGTTCTGTTGAAGGAGACTTTGAATTGTCGCTCAATTTCAAAGATAACTTTTACAACCTCACGTCTGAAATTGACAATCGAGAAGAAATAATCAAAGAGTTTGAAAGGTGTACTAAATGAATGTAGCGGAAGAACTTTGTGATCTCAAACGTGCGTTGGAGACGGCAAAAGAGAATCGTGATCGGGCTCAAGGGAAACTTGAAGTGTTGCACAAACAGCTTGAGGAATATGGGTTCAACTCCGTTGAAGAACTTCAAAACGCCATCTCTGAGTTGAAATTGTCATACGAAAAGAAGAAAGTTGAGATTCAGGAGAAGATCAATGATTTCAAAAGAAAATATGGGGATATGCTCAACGATTGAGCAGTCACTACAAAATAAGATTGCATATAAAAATGTAATCATTAAACAGTTGGATGCCAAGAAAGCTCAATACGCTAAACTGAAACATGAACTGGAAGTTGCGACAAGTACTCAAGCGCTGATTCAGGAAGCCGCACAACTTACACTATCCAGCATTTCGGTCAAGATAGACACCATCGTAACTAAGGTTATTCAAACGGTGTTTTCGAAGCCGTATAAATTCCATCTCGAATTCAGAATTTTGTATGGAAAACTGGCTACGGACATGTATCTTGAGAGAGACGGCAAGCGCTATGATCCGAAATCTGATAACGGTGACGGCATGGTGGATATTGTAGCGCTGGCACTGAGAGTTGCAGTGATCTGCTTGGATAAGCGGAACTTGAGAAGGATTCTTATTCTTGATGAGCCATGTGGGGCATTGTCTGTAAACTTTCAAGAATATCTAGGGAAGATGTTGGAGTATTTCAGAGAAAAATTGAACTTTCAAATTTTTATGATTGCGGCACATGGTTCAAATTTGAACATTGAATCTGCAAAATATTTTGATGTTCAAAACTTCATTGAAAATGGAGAATATTAATAAAGGGGGCCATTTGGCCCCCTTTATCATTACACACCGGTAACGAAAACTTACGTGTAAACTTATCATAAGTAATTACGTAAGTCACGTCAGCGGTCACATACAGAGTGAATCCACTTAATTACTTCCTGCGTATCAAACGGTTTAATGCCGTCCGCGTCAATATATGCAATCGGTCGTTTCCGATAATAGGTAAACGGGAATTTGTTGTGCAAATGTAAAACCCTTTCCGGGTACATTGCCACAGCCATACAGAGGGTTCCGGAGTTTACCCCGATGAATGCTTGACACTGCTGTAAGACACCTGTAAACGCTGTTACAGACGGTTCTACACCGCGCGTAGAGCAGTTTACAAAGTCATAGGGTTCATTTTTGGCATTGTATTGTGCGTGACGAAAGTATATTTCAATCGGAACTTTACCGCAGGATTGAATAGCCTGCCACACTTGTTTAGCAACGTGGTACGGAATATTGTAGTTTGGATTGCTATTGCACATAAAAGATACTCCGATAAGCGGAGACTGCACTTTAGGGGGCTGCCATGTGAAATCAAGGCTCAAGTCAAAATCGATCCCAAGCTCATGAACGCAGCAGCATTCAGGTTTTGAGTATTTTGTGAATCGGATATCCGTTGGAGTTTCGTGAAATATGATTACAAATACGTAATCATAATATGTATGCTCTTTCGGTTGCGGAAAGATATCAGTTCTCCCTTCGTCCCATTGCACTGCAATTTCACTTTGCGGAAACAATTCCACAAGTTTTAAGTATAGTGGCATAAACATGATGTCATCCCCCAATCCATGAGGGAAGTACAAAAGGGCTTTACAGCCCTCTTTCAAGTAGTCAGCCACTTTCTTTTTGCTGAAATCTCTAATTGTAATCATGTTACCGCTGTTTAATAAACAAATGAAACTGCATTGAAGACATACGGCTCAGATGGATCAGCGAAAATCCTGCTTGATTTGCCAAGTATGCGAGGGTTTCTTTTGCGTAAAGCATGACATGACCAACTCTCGGACACGTGTAGTAATTTTCACTCACTTTCTCCATCTCATCCGTCACATCTGTACTGACAAGAAGAGCACCGCCCAAATACAGCATGGCACTGAACTTTTTGAATGTCTCTACGATATCATAGTCATGTTCAATGACTTCTGTGCAGGTTACGAGATCATACTTGTCTCGCAAAACTTCCGGATCAGGGCGGTAGTAGGGATCATGCCCGTAGATATGCTTGAAACCTTCTTTGTTAAGCTTATCCACCCAAAATCCACGACCGCATCCATAGTCAAGGATATACGCATTAGATTTCAAATAATTTTGAAATTCGTCATGCATTAAGCGATACATCGCGTTGGGCCTGTTACCGTTGGCATTCGTGATATCGCTGTCATAGCCTGCATACCGGGCATTGTAAACCTGGTCAAGGAAATCCTTGTCCGTCCAAGTGCGCTGTGTTTTCGAGTAGTAAAGTTTACATACGCCACAGTAATTATATTCAACATCCGGATTGTAGTTTGATCCGTCAAGGTTTGGTTTTCCGTCCCTGAAAGGAACTTTAAACGCAAACTCAGTCAAAGACCCACAGATGGGACAGGTATCAATGTTAGTTTTCATCATTTCCCGTTATCTAATTTGTGTTCAATACGTACAAGAGAAGATCGGAATTCCCCGCACCTGTCTTTGCAGTCAGAGCGCAATACATAATCTTCTCTTGTCTCATGTAGCAAATCTGAGATTTCCTTAACGGTGGACGTTAATTCTTTGAGATCGGGACGGTATACAAATGCGGCAATTCCCCAAACCGCCCCGACGATACCAACAATATACGATATAGTTTCATACATCAAGCGCGCCCTCCGTTTTGTTTTTAATATAACGCGTTTGGGTACGAAATGCAAACTTATATGTGTATCTTACTGCGCTTCTGTGCCATTTTCCTGCGGTTTAGAAGCATCATCTTCTTTTGCGGGAATGACTTCGCCGTTCTCAGCTTCGGGCTTGGTAGTCAAGCGGTATTGCCAGTACAGTTTCATGGCCTCAACATACGCTTTTGCCATCTCAGGGTTTTTGTCCGCGAGGTCAACCAGATAGCCGGTGATCTGCGGTCCGACGTCGCGGCGCAGGCGTTTCACGCCTTTGATGTTTCCGGTGCTGTCGTCGACCGAAACGCCGTTGTCAGCGTCGATTTCGACCTCCCAACTGGCGTTCTCCCGGCTGACGTCGATGACGTTCAGGCCGTCCGTGTAGCTGGCATTAGCCGTTGCGTTCTGCGGATCAATCCCGAGATTGACACGGGTTCCGAGCGTGAAGGCTCCCGTGTTGTGGCTGCATCCCGGCAGCAGCAGTGCGGCGGCGATGACGGCGAGGGCGATGATGATTTTTTTCATGGTTTCCGGTCTCCCTTGCTGGTTTTGCACGGGCATTCGGCCCGGCGCTGGTCGCACACTTTGTACGACACTTTGCGTTTGTCGATCTTGTTTACCTTCTTCAGCATGGCCGCCTGACTTTTTTCGATCCGGCGGTTCTGCTTGATGATCCAGAGCAGGCCGCCGCAAATCGGCACGATCACCGCAAGCAGCTTCACGATCGCTTCAACGGTTGTTTCCATTACGCTCCCTCCAGCAGTTTGCGGTTGTCGTTCCACGCCTTCCAGCCGCAAACGCGGACGGCGACGTAGGCGGCCAGTGCGCGCGGCACAGCGAGGCCGTCTTCGATCAGGAAACACAAAAACATCAGGTCGGCTTCGCCGCGCGTCCAGCCCTCCGGCTGAACCCGGTAGATGTAGTCGTGCGCGATTCCGGCTCGGAGGCTGCGCGGATCGATCTGCGGCGACACCAGCGGCCATGCCGGACGCGGGACGCTCACGCCGTCGCACTCGAATCCGGCGTGCACGACGAACGTTTTCTCGCGGAACCGGAATTTCACCGGCTTCAGCAGACGGATGATATTGCCGCGTTCATCCTCGGAGTGAAGTTCAATCTGCATTCGTCACCTCCTGTTCCGCCTGCGCCTCCGCCGATTCCTCCATTTTCGCCCGGACCGCTTCGAGGGTCAGATCGAACGCGGCGAGCCAGGCCGGAACGCGCGGGTCCATCAGGTCGATCTGTCCGCCGGGAGCGGCGTCGGAGGTCAGCAGCGCCAGTCCCGCGATGCCCTGCTTGAAGGTCTCCGGGTCCTGTAACGCCGCTGTCAGGTACTCCGCCGGAATCAGCGCGTAGAGCGCGTTGATGAACGCTTCCTTATCCACCCATTCTTCCGTCGGTTCCGGCTCGGGCAGTTCGACGATCCCGCCGTCCACGATGTCCAGGCGGGAGAGCGGCAGCGTACTGTCGCAGCGCAAGTATCCGCGCGCGGCGTAGTATTCCGCGCCGCGATAGGGCGGGATGGGCGACTCCTCGACGTATCCGTTGATTTTTCGTATGTATCTCATTGGTTCCTCCAAAGTTATGCTTGTTTCGGCGTCAGCGCCGCGATTTCGGCGGCGGAAAGCGCCCGGTCGAACAGCAATCCCGAATAGACCTTGCCGGTGTATGACGCCCAGCCGCCGGTGAATGAATGACCGGCTATGGAGAAGCATGTGGCGTTCACAGCTGCGTTTCCGGTCGGGACGGCGTAAATGGAGGCGTTTCCGATCCGCACACCGTCGAGATAAAGGGTCGATGCAGTCAATGGCGATGCCGGATCGACCTCCACCACGCCGCAGCATATGTGACGGCCGGACAAACGCCCGGTCAGGGTTGCATTGACGACGTGCCGCCCTCCGGCGACCTCCTGGGACAACTGAAGCCGCGCGCTGCCGGAAGAGGCAAGGTAATAACCGATCGAACAAATCGGAGGATAACTGCTGCCGATCAAAGCGCCGCCCTGTCCCGCCAGTTCCTGATGACATTCCATCGTTATTGTTTCAGGAAACTCCGCCGCTTCGAAATCGACGACGACCGTGTAACTCGATACTTTCCTGCGCAAATCCAGCGCGGTATCGACCCTCGCCGGCTGCGTTTCGTCCGCCGCCTCGAACGCCCCCCGGTCAGTGCGGACGTTCGTTTTCGTAATGAGCCGCACCCGCTCCGCTTCGGACGGATAAGACCAGACAACTTGATTGTCAGTTAAATCCGTGATTTGAATTCTATACACGTAGCCGCTGTTGCAATTTGGAAGTCCGACAGCGACGGTTCCGGTTCGGGCGAACTTATTTGAAGTTGCGTATTGAACCCCATCGACATACGTTGTGATTGCATTTCCTTCAATTCTGGCTTCAAATGCGTGCCGACCCAGCAACCAGTCAGTCCCCGTGTAAAAATTTAAATTGGCATACGTGCCGCTGGGGTCTCCCTCGTTTCGCAGCAAGTTGGTGGAAAATTTTATAGTGTGGTCAGCATGATAATAAACACCGAACGGCGACTTGTCCGTACCAGCATAAAATAACAAATTTTCCGTTCTCTCCGAAACGCGATCCGCCTCGATAAGAAAACTGTAATCATGCGTCGGACCGAGTGCTTCCTGCACCACCGTCTGACAGTCATAGAAAGCCTTGGCATTCTCAGCAAAGTTTTCAGGAACGGGCGACAGCCACGGATTCGACGTGTCGTACAGATCGGAGTATGCGGCCTGCCAGACGATTTCGCCGGTGGTATCGTCTGTAATAGAAATTTTATAGACATAACCGGCATTTGATCGCGGGGCGGAAATTTCAATCGCATTTCTGACCAGATTTTCACGTGTGTAAACGATCTCACCGTCAATCAATGCAGTAATGGTATTTTCTATCATTTTCACGGTCAGAACATGGCGATTTGTTGAGTCAGAACCTGCCGAAAACTGTGTTGATCCACCGGATGCTGTGCTCAGTAGCGCTGTGCTTACGATGATCTCTCCGCTTGACATAAACACACGAATAAAATCATTCGACCCGTCAGACGCAAAAATATAGACCGCATTTGTTTTTACGCATTTGAACTCGATTTCAAACGTAAAATCATGCGATTGATCCGTTACATCCAAAGCGGTTTTTGCATCCGTCCACGCCATCGGGTTATCCGCAAAATTGCGCGGCGTCGGAGGACGCAGACGGCTCCACCAGGAACCGCCCCGGTCGGGCGTCAGGCAGAGCAGGCAGGACGGGTCCTGCGCGGCGTCGGTGATCGGGTCACGCATCATACTGCACCTCCAGAATGACGCTGAGGACGACCGCCGTGACGGGGGTGTTCCCGGAGTCTTTGAGGGTGTCGCGTTCGTCGTCGGTGTCGCGCCGGAGCGCGAGCGTCCCGGAGGCGACTTCGAGCGCGAATTCCGCCACGGCCGGCTCCGCTCCGACTGCAACGACGAACGAGGTGCCGGAGAGCTCGGAGCCGTTCACGACCGGCACGAGGACGATGTTTCCGGTCACGCCGGAATCGATGCTGACCGTCTCGAGCGAAACGCGCCGGAGACTCCGCACTCTCCCCCGGAAGCTCAGCTGCCGGAACGCCGCATCGAGATACCGGCAGTCGCCCCACGTCTCATCCGCCACCGCCATCTCCGTCACCGGGTCCGCGATCACCCCGGGACCCGTCGCTCCGCGCAACGGGATCGCCGCAGACCAGTCTGCCGATGTCGCCGAGTTCTTGACATAGAAATTCCCCTCGTCAGTGGCGAAAAAGACGAAACCCTCTGCCTCCGCGTCATACTGCGCCCGTTCCGAAACCGGCCCCGAAGCGTCGAATGCCAGTCCGTTGCCCGGATCACCCTTGATGTTGATAGGTGTAGGATTAGGCAAGTCCCCATCGTTTACCCACGAAATAACACCGTCAGAACTTACACTGGGGATGTATGTAAACCCACGTGCAACAGCGTAACCCGAGCTCCAGTCAGCCCCGATATTGGCAATTCTTTCACGGTAGTAGTTATCATGATCCTCAGATTGAGAATCAAACCATGTAATACCATCTTCACTCCACTGCCGTTCAAGCGGATTACGAAAATAAGCATTGATAAACGCAATCGCTTCCGTGCCGGTAGGTGGAATTACTTGTGCGGAGCTCCAATCACGGATTGTATTCTTTGCGATAAACGGTATCCATGCGATTGTGGACGGGTTCGACAGTCCTTGCATATACTGCTTGACATTGATGTATCCGCCCGTATTGATGCTTACTTTGTCCGTTGTAACTTCTTTAAACTTAACGGTATCGGAATTTATCCTTATAGAAAGTTGTCCGGATGCAAAATCCGCTGTCCCACCGTCAATCCAGTCACCCTCGATATTGAACATATTGGAAGTAGGGTCTGCTTCATCAAACGGAATGACAGACTGGAGAGACTTTGCCATCAAGTAGTCGTCATCATCAAAGTTGTTATCAGCGACAAACACAAATGAAGTATCTGCTGCGAATGAAATCGGAGTGAATGTAACAGCTCCAGCTTCGTCCATCTGACGCTCACCGAATTGAATGCACAGGATTTGCCACTGGCCACGCTCAATATTGATATAGTCAGAGGATTTCGTGACAAAAGCCCCGTCTGCATACACCTGAGCGCGCGTATTTATGTCAATGTATGTAAGGGTCTTTTGCATATATGTCACCTCGTTTTAGCATAATATACTCCGATACTTTCAAATTTCAATCACTAAACAAAGGATATATCTACAATATCAGAATTATAGTCGGTACCGTTAAAGCTGAGTAGAGTACCATCATACGACGGATCATCTACACTTCCGTGTCCAAATGTTCCGGCGGGTGCTGCCCAGTTCATCCATGTAAATGCAGCACTACCGTCTCCACCTCTACTTACTACATTATTCCAGCTAGCGCGGCCATCTCTACCGTGAACGATGTAACCAAACGCGTTGCCGTAGATACCGCCACTTGGGTAGCCGCAAGTCACGCCTCCCGGTTTTTGTACTGTAACTGAAAGCCCATAATCTTGGGTAGCACTAAGCTCTGTCGCATATTTAGACGCTGACACACTAAGCCAGTTACTCCCCAATATGCACCCACCTTTCTGATAGGCGTAAGACACTGTACCATCATCATCTACATACTTATCTTGTCTTACCCCATCAGGTAGTTGATCGATATTTCCTTGTGTAATTGCGACATCAACATTACTTGCCTGAGGAATCGTAATGCTAAATTTAGGTACATACAACACAAAAGCGGAATTACGTATGCGAGTGAGCGGTGTGTAGTTACACGTATTATGCATACCAATAGTGGTAGCGAACGCAGCGTCTAAATACACGTATGCTTTGCACTCCTGCAACTCCCCGCCTTGTCCATTATGCTGTATATTTAGTTGTATATGACTATTTTTTATACGACCTCCTGTAAACGTGAGAGAGCTTTGCATACTGCCGCTATCGCCTGCGGCGTCGATGGTAGTTCCGTTATCGTGTGTGTAGGTGTGCTCCCCGCCTTCCCCACCGGAACATTGCGCCAAGTCCTGCAACAGTGTGAACGTGCACTCATTTACATTACCGTAAGCCTCAATTTCTAAAGTAACACCGCAACTACCGCCATTCCCTCCGCGGCCGCCTGCTAATGCGCCTTGCCCTCCATTTCCACCATGCTGCACAGGCGCACTGTTTATAATAAATGTACACCCAAAAGCTTTTGATCTAAGCCCTGAAGAAGTATAAGGTAAAATTGTAATTGAATATTCAGCAGATGCTCCTCCCCCGTTTCCAGCAACATAGGCATCACCTCCAGCACCCCCATTGCCACTACTGCCTACATTCACCGTGTATGCACACGTATGCAGCGCACAGGCTCCGGATTTCATTATATGTATCTGACCTCCGTTCCCGCCGCGGCCTCCGCGGCCTCCGTTACCTCCGCTACTACTGCTGGCAGAATATGCACTTGCTCCTTTACCTCCATCACCCCCATTACCACAAGTGAAATCGAATGTGCACTCATAAAAATAGGCACAATCTCCACACACTAATGCTACTTCAGTACTGTACATTGGTCGATCATCTGATTCTGTTTCCCCTAAATATACACCCTTGGTAAGAGAATCTCCACCGTTACCTCCCCGCGTACCTGATGTACCACTTTCATCGGCCACACCATCTGTGCCATTTACACCATCAGGCTGGATCACTGTAAAACTACAAGAATGAAATACCAGACCACTAACTGAAATACATGAAAGAATACCTTCACCATATGTAGCGCACAGAAAAGAGCTATCAACCCGTAAATCATAGTAAAAAGTACAATCATGTATAACTAAGTAACCGTAATAGGCAAGCACAGATTGTCTGCTGCCGAGTGAGGTGGAATATATGGGGTAATTAACTTCGCCCCGCACAAAGGCGTGTATTACCTGCCTTTGGCTTACACATGTATAATAGAGTAATGGATCATTTAAGAGATCATTCAAGTTGGCATAAGCAGTTTCCCAAGACAAACCATCACCGCTTTTAGGTTTTTCATGATCCACGTATACTTTATAGCCGATACAGTTAACTGTGCCTATTTCTGCAATACCGGATAATCCAGCTCTTGGGAATCCCTTAGCTAGAAAAAGTGTGTACCCACTCGCATCCGTAGTGTAAGATACTAAGGGTGAGAAGTAACCGGCCGTAAGCTTGCGACGAGGCACAAGAGCACCCCCATACCCACACGCCGCTAACGACCCCCGCTTTGTCATGTTTACAAGCATACTTAACTCTCTATGAATGATGCGTCAAACAACACACTTTGAATGGTATCAACTGTTGTACTTATCCATTTCACGTCTATAACACCCGATGCATTACCAGTGATTGGCATCACGGCATCGTATGAATTCTGTAAGTCGTCATACGAGCTAGATATAACCAAGGATGATGACTCGATTTGAATGTAGCTGCTTGACCACCCAGGTCTTGGGGCATACTGCGGAGCTTTCCAACCTACATATGCAGGAAAGTACCCCGAATCATTACTAAAAAAGACAGCTGAACTAGAAGCTACACCTCCTATTTGTCCATTAACAGTATATTCACCAGAACTTACAGTTATAGACCCTTTAGGGTTAATCAAGTACGCATACGTGTACGCAACACCATCGCTGGATACAGCTGGCTGTGCCGGAAGGGTACACCACGGCCCAATATATGTAGGGCCAATATCAACAGGGGTGTTTTGCTTTAGGAGCTGTGTAGCTTTGAGTGTTTTGGTACTCTCATCCCACGTGTAATACCCTATCTGGATTACACTCCCATTAACGCCTTTGACATACTGTGTATTGTTTTCTAAAATATATACAGCAGGAGTTTGTGTAACATCCATCACCAAAAACACGTAGCGAGTTCCTGGAGTTTTTGACAGTGTATACGATGATACGTAGAACAGATCACCGTTACCAAATCTGCATTTACCTGAAGTTCCTGACTTTGGATCATTCGCGTCAACAACTACAACAAACGGAACATTCGACTTTGTGCCATCTTCATTTTCAACTTCACGGATTTCAGTTGTAATTGTAAACTGATATTTCTCCCCTGCCGCGGCAGCTTTAGGGGTTTCCGTTTGCGGCAAAGAAGAGGCAATGCCATTCGATGACACAGGCTTCTGTTTCACATAAGCCTGAATCCCGGTTGAAGTTCTGCGCCACGTGACATCTGTTGAATCGACAGGTTGCAGAGCCACAAGCTCTTTGTAGATCATGCCTAAAACATGACCTAATCCTTGTGTGTAGGTAGTTGGTCTGAACCACTTAAGTTCCATACTTAATCCTCGACATACGAATTATCATACTTAGGATTCCAATACAACATAGTGAGCGCCTGAATAGTACACGTGACATTTGTCCACGTTTCATTGTAGCGGTCAACCGTCTCGTTAAGGCTGATATTCGTACCCTTATAACTTGTAAACTTACTCGATTTGATATACTTTATCGCATTTCTATAGTATGTGGCAAATGAACGTCTAAGTATAGTACGTGCATTTCCTCGATAATACAAGCTCACACTGCACTCAAACATTGGAATTTTTTTGTCGATGTAACTTTTATCCCAAAACCGATCTCTGCCATCCCATTGCGGATAGTTTGTTTTGTGAGACCTTTCAAGTACAATAGGAGATACTTCCAAGCACTTCCACGGCATGAAATAGATATTTCGAATACTGTTTCCATCCTGTGGCCAATCTTCTTTAGTAGTCCATGACGGCTGCGCGTACACGTAACCTGACATTACCAAGTCAGTAAGATCACCTTCCTTAATCGAATCGTACTTATTTTTAGGAATCCTACCAGTTACAATTGCCCCGCTATCATCCGTATACTGACCTATTGGGTAGATAATCGTATCATATCCGATTTTTTTATTACCCTTAATGGCAGCTATAATCGCACTCTCCGTCCATCCTTGAACAGCGTTACTTGTCTCAGATGACATATTGATAAATGTCTGAATACTCTGCTGATACGTAAAAGTAGTTGTCGGAGGAAAGTTAATAATGTAGTAGTCTACACCGGAAGCACCCATAGCCCACCCGCACCACAAAGGTTCAATAACGATTTCGGTACTGCTCATTGAGATACCGATTTGATCTTCAAGTTCCTGCTGATCCGGGTAGTCGTCAGTGACGATGTTCAATTCATGCTCACCGTGAGCAACTGTATTTACGGAAACTTCGCTGACGGTACTTCCGGGAAGTCCCAATTCAAGTGCTTCCTGCCCGACAAGGCCGTCGAATGAATCTTTCAGCTCTTCCGTACTCTGATAGATGATCGTATTTGTAGTATTGATCTCTTTTCCATCTTTGTACGTCCGTTTATCTGTACGTACATGCCGCAGCGATACGTGACGGGCTTCAAACGTGATATTATAACCGAGAACACCCTCTGCCGACACGTTGATATTATTGATAATAAATCCGGAGTTCGCAGGGAGACCGATGTACTCGGAAGCGTCAGAGCCGATCTCAGGCTTAATCCATGATTCATAGACCGAGTTTGAATAACGCCACACAGCAGTACGTGTTCTCTGCCCGAAGGCATCCACAGTCTCGGCAGGATTTCCGATCATCATCTTAGCCATATCTTTGGCTGTAAACGTAATCAAGTACCTTGTCTTTGTCTGAGACTGATAACTGGAATTCTCCATCAGAAAAGACGATCCGGCCCACGTTACGGTAGTACCGCTTTCGATCAGATAGTTATCAATCTCAAGTGGAGAAGCGCTTGTAATGTCGATCTGATAAGAAATCGATTTTGTAATCTCATTATTATTCGTGACTTCAACCGATACGTTCCCGACTTGACGCATAACGGAAAGATTCTGCGCATTAGTGAATGTCACCTCGTAATGAGTTCTCCCGTCAACGCACACAATGTCGATTGACTGGCAGATGAATGCGTCATCTTCTTCAAATTCAAACGCTTCTCTTCCGTCATTCTGCTGGATCGGTCGTTTGTACGGGTCTCCGATATTACCCGCCCACTCTTCAACTTCATTCTGAAACGCCAGCCATTTGACAAAAACATTGTCGCTTTCATCATCAATCAACATCCAAGTAGTTGTGATCGACATGAAACCTTCTTGGTCAATATTTATAGCGGGAGACCCTTTTAAGCTTACAAGCATCTTATTGCCCCTTAACTACAATCGTGTTGTTTGTTTTCATAAAGTTATAAATATCAAGAACTGTCTTTCCGGTAGATGCTTGTGCGTATTCCTGAGACCTGACATAAGCATCAAGAGTGCGGGCCACCGCAGTCTGCGCCGATTGAGCATTCTTGTAGTTTGGGATGCCTCTGGTTTCCACGGACGGCGGCTGCGCTAACGCAAATGAAGCTCGCGGCCCCATCAGGCGCGTCATAAGGTTCAGGCTATGGTAAAGTGCGTCTTGCGTTAAACGGCCCTTAGCGTCCTTGTTAGAGGCAAATTGTTGTATCTGATTCAGCATGGCATTTTGTACTTCACGCTGCGCGGCCCCAAAACCCTTAGTTGCGAGGGCGGCATCGATTTGAGCATTCTTTAAATTCTCTGTCGCCTGTTGCAGTCGGAAAAACGATTCAACGGTGGGAGATTCTCGATATTGCTGTTCAAATTGTGTAACTTCCCGGTTCGCGCGTGAAACCCGTCCGCTGTATACTTGCCGGACGCCAGCCTCATACGCCGCTCCAGAAATCAATCCGGCATTCTGTTCTTTTTCGAGTTGTTGCAGGCGGTATTCTTCCGCTTCACTAATGGCGTTAAAGTACTTTTCAGACGCAGTATTGCGCTGCTTTATGAGCTCTCGAAGCTGCCGCTGCAAGATGGAAGCTTGCGATCCTCGCACCCCCTTTGACAACTGTTCTTCAATGTAATTGATTTCGTTTTGCAATCCATCAAGGATAGTTTTCTGCATATTTTGCCGGGCAGTCAGCAGTGTATAAGATACCCGGGCAGTATCAAGCCCTGTACGATAGAACTGCTGTTCCGCGTATGCTGTGATATCTTCAATGACAGATTCAATATACGCAGAAGATGCTTTTTGAACTTTCTCACGGGCGGCAGCTAATTTCTTGCCTTCGTTATCAATTATATCAACAATTTTATCCCGTGCGCCAGCTTCCAAGCGGTCTTTAACCTTGTCGTAGGCGGTAACGATAGCAGACAGGAATTCTTCGTGCCTTGTCATCATCTCAGATTCATACTCAAGTCTTGAAGTCAAATCTTCAACCCTGTTCACATCTCGATTCTGCAACAGGTAGCGGGCACGAGATTCCCCGGCGTACTCTTTATTTAATTCGTGGGCTTTCTCCAAATCTTCGATGTAAAAGTTAAGATTCACGCCGATAAGATTAGACCGGGCGTTTGCCACTTTACGTTGCGCTTCCCTGAATCTCTGAGTACGCACAGCTTCCGTTTCAGTCGAATTCACTTTTTGTATTTGTGAATTCAGTGAAGAAATCACGTTGAACAGAATATTTGTTTGGATATCGCTAAGACCTTTAGCAATGTCCGCATCGCGCAAAGCGGCGACATCCTGCACATTCAGAAGTTTATTAAGTTCTGAATAATCACCGGAGCGTGTAGCGTCTGCCAGCATCCGTTTAATGGTATCTATTTGAGACGAAACGCCCCCTGCCTCTACAAATCTATTAACAGCAGAAAGGTGTCCAGCTGTTAATTGAGGATAGTCACTGAATTCTTTCTGCGTTTCCGGCGTGAGGCTGTAAAACCTTGAATAAGGACTACTGCGCTTCTGTGCCAGAGATACGTCATAAGCCGAAGCAAGCCTGTCGATAGCGGAGTAAAAAGCGGTACTGCGGGCTCCTACAATCGCATTAGCATCAAATGTTTCCCGCTGGAACCTAGCCAAGCCTTCTAAGGAATCCTGATAACCCCTCTGCGCGTTTTCAATAGATTGCGTGCGCACCGTTCTGCGGTCGAGTTCCTCACCGTAAGATTTATTCAGTCTTGAAATTGTTTCCTGCAACTGCTCTTTCGTTTTTGCAATCGCTATTTCTGCTTTGAGATTTTCAGCTTCATAGCTTGTAATCTCATTAGCCATTTTCAAGCTGTCAACTCGAGTATTCGCCTGTCTGTGCAGTGCGGCTACATTATGCTGCTCATTCTCTGTTTCCTGTTTATCGGTATCAATTCCGTAAAACGCATTAACAATGCTTTTAATGAAACCCGAATCCGCAAAATTGAATCTTTCTGCTATCGCTTTTCCGATATTGTACCCGATGTCTGCGACAGACCACGCGGCAATAGCAGAAAAGATGCCGTTTCCGATTTTGGACAGCAGACTTCCTGTACCTGTAATTTCACTCAGTGTATTGGTTACACTGAATTTTCTCCCAACACGAGATGCCATTGAATTGGGATCACGCGGAAACCGAACACCGTATGCTTTTGCATACTGATTCAGATCACCGGAATCGAGCATAGCCTTCTGTTGATTGAGCTGCGTAAGGCGATTACGTGAAATCGCAAGTCGCTTAGTGGCGGCGTCAAGTCGATCATGTGTTGCGATGAATCTTCTTGTGTATCTGTTTTCAAGATTACGTAATCTTGTCTGCTCTCTAAGAGACGCATTCGATTCCTGCGCAAGCCTGCGCTGCATCTGCACGTCAAGAAGATTATCAGAAGCTACTTGTGCCTTTTCTCCGGCAGACAACAGCCCTCTAAACGAAGAACGCACTCCACGCTGGGCAGACTGTAATTTACGATTAAGGGAATTTCTTTCAGCCTTAACCGCCGCGTCCCTAGCTGTGGCCGCAATAGCGGCATTAGCTGCTGGTGCTCCGCTTCTGGATGCGGCCGCGGATTGTACAGAAGAGGCGGCTCCCGTAGCCCCCGTTGCAACATTATGAATAGCCGCCCGGATGTCATACAGCTCTTTTTTCAAGGCCCTAAGTGCCGTAACTACAATGTAAATGTAAGTAGCGTAACGACTAAGGGGCTTAGTATCCCCGAACCCCTTCATGACAGCTTCCGCAAGCCCATACACCGATCGAGTTACTGGCTCGATGTCGGAACCGATCTGAATCAGCGTCTTTTCGGTTTGAGCACGGAGCCTGACCAAATCCTTATAGGCAGTATCGATTTGCTTTGTAAATGCCTCTTCACCCGTCCCGGCCCCAAGCTCAAACTCCCTAAGGGTAGTCATGAAGTTATCGAATTGCCGCCCGGTAAGGGACAGTACAGCACGTCCGGCACGAATATTACCGAACATCTTTTCGAGAGCTTCAACGTTACCGCCTACTTTGTCATGCAACTCTTGCAGCGTTGCGGTAAATCCCTTAGCTTGGAGCGCAGAAGCCCCAAGTTCGATATTCCACTTGCGGGCTTCGGCCGCTGCCTGTAAAGTAGGCTTAATCAGGCTGTTGAGCATCTGATTGAGGCCGATCATCGATTGACTGGCCGATTGTGTACGAGACAAAATAGCAATTGCCGCACCAAGCTCGTTTAAAGATACGCCTGTTTCGGCAGCGTTATTGATGACAAGACCAAGGGTACGGGCAAGTTCATCACCATGTGCCTTACCTTCCCGAACGGTCAGGTACAGGAAGTCAACAAGCTTTTGGGTATCTTGAATAGACAAGTCGTACGCATTTGTGAGCGTAGTCATGACGTTGCCGGTGTTCTCGATATCAGCTCGGATAGTAGTTGCCGCTTTACCGACAGCTTTCACGTAGTTGGCGACGTCATCAGTTGTGCCGCGCACACCGGAGGAAATCGTTTCGTAAAAAGTGGATGCCGTGTTTGACGGTCTGCCGAACACGTTGTCAAGTTGCAGCAGCGACTTTTCTATCTTTCTGATCTGCAACTCTGTAATCGCAGAAATATCAGCGATGATTTGATTAAACTCATTCGCCGCTGCCGTAGCCGCATAAAAAGTACCTGCCACGCCGCCAGCACCAAGCCAGCGACGGGCAGATTGGTAGATTGACGAAAGACTACTTTCTACACTGTCAGAAGTGCTATCAAACGCGGTGTTGAACGGCGAGACATCCGCGCTTACCCGTGCCAACAAATCAAATACAGTCGTAGCCATTTACCTTCCCTCAATCTTTTATTTTTGCTTGCCGTTCAGCCTCCCGTTTAGCCTCCTCAGTGACAACAGACTTCAACAAGTCTTTGTCCTCCCTAATTTTAGATTTTTGAACGTCTACAAGCCCGTCAAGGACAGATTTATCATAGCCCGCCGCCCTCCCGGTGTATGCTGTTAAGCTGTCTAGGGCATCAGCTTTCTCAGACAACTGAAAGAGTCTGATTACGTGACAAAACGGTGTGTCAAGCAGAGCTTTTAAGGTGTAACCTTTAAAAACTCGCATTATGTTCATCAACACGTACTCAAATTCTAATTTGTCGGGGAGGGCTCCTTCGTAGGGTTTTGCTTTTTACCCGCTTCCCTGCCATCTTCTTTCTCTTCATTCAGTGCAGCAGCTCCCCACAACATCAATTGAAGAACTTGAATAGTAAGTGCATCTTCACCCTTCTTCAAGAGTTCAATGATCGGAGTTCCTGCTACATATTTTCCAATGAATTCATGTATTTCATCCGTGAGTTCATGGCTTTTCTTCACAAGTTCGCCGATCTTTTTATGCGTATCTTCAATTGCAAGCATAGCTTTTTCAATCTGATCGAGCGTAAACTTTTCTTTCAGTTCCTCCGCTCTTTCAGGATGCTCTTCAAGCTCTTTCTTAGCTTCTTCACAGGCTGCTGCCCGCTGCGTAAGTCGCACTTGAAGAATCGCATGTTGGGTGCGAAGGGACGAATGCCGAGAAAGAAACGTCTGTGCCATAGCCGCATCACGGGCAGTAATCAACGGGAGATCATACATTGTCCCGTCAGGGAACGGGATTTGCACCTGTTCCCTGTATGCTTCCATGTTTTCAAACGAGATGCCGGAAATTTTAGGCATGATAAATCCTTATTTTTGATTACGCCTTACTGGAAACCTTAAGGTATGCACCCGCACTGTCAACATACGCCTTGAAATTCAACGAAAGACCTTGAGGCGTAGTTTTCATGAACGAAATTCCATCATCCATAAGCGGAGTAGCTTTCGGAAGTGTGTAAATTTTCGTGTCCGAAGAATCAAGCGGCACGAGCTTCAGTTCCGAAGCAATCGACTTCATGTCGATTCCGATAGGATCGCTGAATGTGCCGTTATCCGCACCCGGAATGAGGTTAAGATTTTCCTCGTTGACCTCACCAAGAATGCAATCAACTGACGCTTCCATCTCTGTGATAATGTCCTTAAGAGGAAGTGACGCTTGATCCGGCGTGATCGGGGTTGGCGTCATTGAAATGTTGATCTTAACGCTGTCGTTAAGTGTATACCCAAGGCACCGATTATTGTAAAACAGTGCGGCGGGGCCCATGTGGATATCGGCAGGATTTCCTTGAAAAACATCAGCCATGGTAATACCTCCGTTATTTAGCTGTAATTCTTAAATTAGCCGAAACGGTATACGCCGTTTGCGTATTTACCATTATTTTTATCGGCATTGTAATGTACTCTACTTCGGTGTAGATTGCAAGTCCGTTACCTAGTGGATCACCCTTTTTATTAAAGTTTTCAGTTATTTTCTGAACATCCGTGACACACTCAGGGCGGCTTTTTCGATTTTCTACGATCCGTGCATTGCATTTGATTAATCCGTGCTGATCGCTCTCTTGTGATTGAATATCAGTAACGTATGCGCTGCGATTAACAGGCTGTTCAGGATTATACATTTTATCACATACAATCCCGTCATTGAAAACCGTATCACAAAGATCACAAAGGTAATCTTCAATCAATTTTACGTTACTATTCATCCATCTCACCGTCTATCTGATCCGCTGTACGCTCAAGCATGGCATTAATCGCATCTTCCGACAAGTTTTCGTTATAACTGAAAAGTCGTTTTGCAATGCCCTTTGCGAGATTGTTACTCTGTTCGATGTCATACCAGGCACGGGTAAGGAATCGGCTCCCGACACGTTCACCAACGGCTGCTTCTTTCCTATGCTTGCGTTTTAATCCATCTTTTGTTTCACCGATGAAATCATCATAGTAATCATGGATATATGCAATCAATTCAGGAGAAGAAGTCGGGAATCCTCCGGCAGCGGCTATCTTATCATAACTACTATGCCATGAATCAAGAACACCGACAATCGCAGTTATGCGCCCTCTGCCCTTGAGACTTGTAATTTCCGGTACAGATACCTTGATAGAGTGCTCGAGCGCTCCCGAATAATGCGGAGCACGTGCAATCGCCCCCCTTCCGACTTCACGCACCGTACTTTTAATTTCCGCAAGGGCGGCTTCGAGCATCTTCTTCTTGATATCGTCTGTGAAGGTCTTCCAACCTCTAAAGTTGTGAGCGAATGTAAATGAATAGCCTTTTGCTTGAATGGAGAAAGATGCGGCATTGCGTATTGCTCTGCCGATAGGGGGATTATAGTCTGCCCCTCTCTCTCCAAATCTGCCTCTAGCCATTCGAACACCTTATTGTATAGCCCACAAGTTCACCGTAAATATCAGGTCTTGGGCTGACGCCACTGACATAGTATTCTTTACCGCGCCATGTACAGACGTCACCAATCTGTGGAGTTGCATGTGATCTAGGATTATCATCCGTATCCGACGTATAGTGAACCAGCGTACCAATGTTTGTAAAAGCGGCAGAGCCCATCATTGCGAACTCTTCCGTAGACTGACCCCTGAAAATGCCGTAACCAAAACCGATACGAACGCGGGAAATTTCCGCTCCGTCCCGATCTTTTACGACTTCAAAGACTTCAATCTTATTTTCTTCTACAACTAAGTGATCTAGCATTACCGAATAATCCTGACATCTTGGCAGATCATACCGAGGTATTTACCTGCCGGGCTGTTCTTGATTACAGAAATGATAGCCCCACCACTATTGCCACTGTTCCCTGTACCGGAAGCGTATGTTTCACGACCAATCCCGTCAACCGTTACGGATGTGGCTCCAAAAATTCGATTATTTGTAATCTGATTGAGTTTAGCCTTATTTGTATACATGTACACGGCCCACTCAAACACTGCCGCCTGATAAGCCGTGTAAGGCTTACTTTGGCTGATTACATTTGAATCGATGTTTGAAGTTCGCAAAGCGGCATTGATGTCGTTTTCAGCGGTTTCAATCAAAATCGCCTTATCCTCAGCACTGATCTTATCCCACACGTCACGGTTCATAAAATTAGTGCTGAAATAGTCATCTGCCATTTCAACGGTATTAAGCATTGGGTTTCCTCTTCCTGAATGTAGGAATGTGGCGATCCAGTTCGCTGTCGTTCTGGGGATCGTACTTCCCTTTACGTTCAGCTTCCTCAAGCGCCTTTGCCTTTCGTTCCCTTTCTTCTTGTGCCTTAATATCGTCAAATGGATCGACGAAACTTTTCTGCACAAGCCAACTGGAAATTTTACGGACTTCACTCCTTCTGTAATCCGGAAGCTTGTTTGTAAACTCAACCGGAAATTCAGCTACATGAGAAGCGATAACAGGCTTAAACGCCTTTCTATCTTTAACTGCGATGTACACTTTGTAGTAGTCATGGCGTGATGGATTATAATCTTTACGATTCATCCGATGATCCAAGTCCTCGTACAAAATGCTAAAGCAACTAGCATAGAATTGCGCCTGAGGAAATTCCGTAGGGCTGGCCAGTAAAACAATCCTGCGATCAAACATTAGGCACTCCAAAATAGGGGCCTTTCGGCCCCTATCGGTTCACGATTAGGAAATGATACGAACGTTTGTAACCTGAGAAACCTCATCAAGGGCGGCCTTCGACTTGATGAGGACACCGGCCGTAAGCTTTTCGGTATTGACCCACATCTCCCAGTTCGACGAATTGGAGAGCTCCGAATCCGTAGGATTGGTTCCGACAGTGGACTTGAGCTGGTAGCCCTTGACGTAGTTCCACATGTCACCCTCACCTTGGAACAGAGACGCAAGGTTTTCGTTACCGACTTGGGTCTGCATGGCAAACTGTGTATTGCCATTATCCCGAAGCGTGACCGCGTTATCCGTAAGGAACAGGGTCTTGTACTTGGTAGCGTCGTCGTCCTGATAGGTGAGCTCGGGGTTATCCGTAACGATAACCGGCTTATTCATGGTGGCCGGAGTGCCGCCGTACATCATGAGACCCTCGCCAAGCGTAAACTTGGTATTGAGAACCTGATCCTTGAACAGGGTGAAGAATACCGCCGAGTGCATAATCAGAGCCCGGAGACGGCTGGCAGCGTCACCGAACCGCGCCATCGCGTCAATTTCGGTGGCCATGCTGAAATTCTGCGAACTGGCGTCAACGACACAGTTTGTGTGGCTCCCGATGGCAGCGGCACAGATGGTGATTGCCTGTTTGACGGTGAATTCCACTTTCTTTTCGGCCAGCTTGCGGCCAACCATGAACATGACTTCATCATTTGTCATGTTGTCGGAAGTCTTGAAAGCCGTCCACTGCCACGCAACGGGCTTGAACTTCCAAAAGGTTTTGAACGCAGTATGTTCGGCGCGTTCAATCTTTTCAGCAACTTGTGCGCTGTCGGTAGTGATATCGCGCCGCTCCATCGTCCCGAAATCACGGAAAAACGCCTCATGCTTTTTCGTGCCTGTGGTGTTTTCCGATTCAAGACGGATCGTACCGCCGCTGGCGGCATTCAGAATGTTGACAGCGTAAGTGAGCTGCTCAATATAGCCTGTACGCAGATACTGATCGTACGGCAGGAGGTCAGACAGAAATGTAAGTGCCATGACTGCAATCCTTTACTGTTCGGGAGATTCGCCCTGCTCGTTGCGCATCAAATTCAGGTAGGCGTCATTCCCATTTTCTTTAATGTACTTGACTTTTGTGGCAACATCCCACTGACTGACCGGAGTTTTGACTTCGGCATGGGCCGGAGGCTGATTGCCACTCCCCGAACCGCCATTGACCGGAACGAGGCACAATTCAGGCTCTTTCTCCTTAATTTCGGAGAGAAAGCCTTTGAGCTTTTCGGGATCGTTCACATCAATCCCTTCTTTCTGCGCTTTCCACACAAGATAGTCAGGATTCTTGAAAATGACACCAAGCTCATTTTTTGTAGCGAGTGTTGTGAACTTCAAGAGATTGCTTGTTTCAGACGCTTTAGTCCGCAATTCGTTATTTTCCGTGGTAAGGGTTTCAACCTTACCGGAAAGCTCCGAAAGCTGCGCATTGACTTGATCTTGCACTCTCTGTTCCGCTTCCGTTGCCGCAGTTTTGAGTTTCTCGTTTTCTTCTGTCATTGTTTTGATTTGAGATTCGAGTTCGCTCTTTTTCTGAGACACCTCATTGAAGCGATACGTAGGACGAAATTCCCTGTCAAAATCAGCAATTTCTTCCTGAGTAAGTGCTTCCCCGCGCTTGATCTTCGCCATCAATTCTTTGTAGTCCATACTGCTCCTTATCATTTTATACGCGGTTTTGTCCGCTAATCCTTATAATACACTGCAATTCAAAATTTTCAAGTAGGTTTTTACTTATTTTACAGATTTTCCCCCTTACTGATTGAAGCTGTTCTACTTTTATCGTAATCGCTGCGGCTGCGGATTCCGTCAGGGGTGCTCCCACTTGCGTCAGTCTTGTGTTTAGCCTTACTGTCAAACGTCATTGGGGCGACTGCCTGTGTATTGGCATCAATTTCTTTCTTGATCTTTTCATACACCTCATCAGGCACGTGACGGATTGTGTCAAGGGTATCGAGGGCGGTGATCTTGATCTGTTTCTGATACTCATTTCCAGCGTCAAGATTAGCAAACTCAACAATTGCCGCAATCACAGATTTCAATTCGTGAATATCATAATTTGTGTTGTACAGGACTTTCGGAATCTTGATCGAGGGATCAAACAGGTTCATGAATTTCCACACTTTGTTCTCAAGTTCCTGCAAGCGGGAAGCGATCCCCGAAAGCTGTGCGGCAAGACTGATGTTGTCTGCGGATTTACTTTCCGCAGAAGAGCGCTGTGTTGTATCAACACCAACAAGAAATCCATACATCTTAATCAGTGTGTTGATAAGACGGTCGTCATGTTGAATGATGCTTTCGATATTGGCCCCATTCGGCTGAATGTAACGAGAGATGCCCCGTTCTTCTGCGTCTTCCGGAATATGCTTGGTACGGGACAGCACCAAACTCGCTTCCTGAGCAATGATCTTTTCAACAGCCGGGTCGTTGATGTCCAGTGTGGGATTCTCCTGTTGGAGCTTCATCCTGATACGAACGATCGTAGATTGAAGGGTAGAGGGGAGAACCAGTTGCCCATACGTCTGTTTTAGGATGTTGGTAAGCAACTCAGATTCACCCTTAAGTACGGAATCGTGAATTGTAAGAATATCATCGATTTCAGGTATATTGAAATATCGATTAAACATGATACTGGAATACGGGATGGCAGGAACGACACCAAGGGTATTCACATGCGGATCGCTTGCAATGATGAGGTCAACTGGAGTTGGATCGTCTCCACTGTCAATAATGTAATCAAAAGTCTGCCAGTATTCTTTTGTGTAAAGTGTTCTCCTGAGCTTTACAACAGGCTTCTTTTTCGGGTTGTTTTTTTCGATGATGGTCTCTTGCCGGATCACCCAACTCAAGCTTCCGTCAGAATCATAGTCCCAGTCAGGAATATCCATAGGGGCAAGAGCTTCCGCATACGGTCTGATTTTGTCTCGCTGCTTTGTCTTGAGATCAACAAGATTATAGTTGATTGTGGGATTATCGATGAAAACCCAAGCAAGACCATAGATTGTATGGTAGTCAAATACTTCACGCATGACGCTGTTAACGGATTTACTTTTCCGGTCGAAGTCGTCTGCGATATAGGAATTTACATTTTCTCTGCGCGGCGGTTTTGAGAAAATGTAATCTCCAAATTTACGAGTGCTGTATTTGATCAAATTGATATTATACGAGTACTGCTTCCGGTCGTTAAACTCTTCATCCGTTTCCGACGGGTGCTTCTGCAACGTGTTCTCGATATACGTGCGGCCGCCATTATACGCGCGTGTAGCCTTACACCACAAAGGAAGAAGTTTACAGTAGTACGGGTGTTTTCGAGTGAAAACGTAAAAATTAGGGTCATTCGCACTGACAGACGGCACTAGCGAATACAAAGATTCAAGTTCCATATTCATAATTTTTCTCCTTTAAAACACAAATGCATTCATTTTATCCACACCATAAGAAATATACCGCACGCAGTCGATAACGTCATCATCTATTTTGATGGGAGATTCCTTATTCGACACTTCGCTGCTGCTTTCATGCCAAGAATAGTTTTGAAACTCCGTGATGATGCTTTCACATGTGTTAAAAACTTGAAGTCTTGGTTTTCCGGTCTTACGATTGATCATTAATCTCTGGGCGATAGAATTAATCCCATCAGCCACCGACTTATGAGCGGGTTTCGTATAGATACCCTCTGATTGTAAGTATGCACGATCTGCCGCAGCATGGTCAGCCCATCTTACCATGTAAATATCTTTATTCTTTTTCTGATAGTCGTTGATCTCGTTTGCGGCTTCACGGATTGTAATTCCAGATTTTTTAAAATCATGGTAAAAGTACAGAATATCGTGCACAAAGTCATGCGCTGCGCATACAAATGCAAACGGGTGTTTGTAACCAAAGTCGATCGCTGAAAACTTAGCCCAATACGGGGGTATGGTAAAAGGCTCTACAACATGGATACGCTCATCAAATTCTTTGAAAATCTGTCCCTCACCCCCACACCACCTGCCGTGCAACATTCTTTCTCTTTGAATTTCAGGAAGTGCATCAAGCGTATCAATGTAACCCGGAGGAAGATTCTCTAGATTGTCATAGGCTGTCCAGTGCAACAGGGCATGTTTATCCGCATCCTTGAGCTTCTTAAACGGCTTGGAAGCAGGATCAAGTAACTGAACTCCCCAAATGTACAGCCAGTGCCTTTCAGACTGCGGATTGCAGTCGAGAATCATTTTGTTTACTGCCACAAATGTTCCGGTAATATCTTTCACTTTCTGCGCAAGACGAGTTTTCAGCATACCGATAACTTGATAAGTCATTTGCGTAGCTTCGTTGCAGAAAATCGTAATGTACTCAGTACCCAAGCATTTCTGCGCTCGATCTTCGTCATCAAGACCACCAAGTACAATTACAGAACCGTTACTGAATTGAACTTTCAACTCAGACTTTACTAGCGTGTACTCACTATCGGGAATGTACAGATTCAGATATTTAGGAAGCGAATCATCCCAAATTGAATTACGTGCGTCAACCAAATTTTTGCGCACAATGAGTTGCCGACTTCCGGGAAACTGAAACGCTCTCCCAACCAGGTACTCCATAATAAGGAAGGTCTTGCCGGAGCGCGATCCTCCGGTAAACAAGATCGTTTCCTTATCCGGGTTTTGAAGCAGCTCAAGCCCCGTTTTCTGTTTAGCTGTCAGCTTTAGCGGCATCTCTTTCCTTATCCTTATTTATCTCTACCGTGAGTTGATGTACAAATTTTCTGTAAATCGATTCCATAAGATAAGTCAATGATTCGTGTTCTTTTTTGAAATCAATGTTGACTTCATCCAATATATTTATGGCGCAATGTAAAACTTCATGTGCAAGCGAACCGTACTCACTGCACGATCCCGTAAATTCAGGCATCCAGATTACATATTTTGTGCCAAAATATTCATGCTGAAAGGTGAATGCACCTGCTGCCCATGTTGAGGGTACTAACCCCTCTGTACTTTCCAGCCCCTTGCACAGTCTGCGGATATAACGATAAAACTTATCGCGCGGCCCTACAAACAAATAACATGGGGCTGAGTACACATCAACATAGTAAAAATAACTACTCTTCATATCGGGGTTCCATCGCTTCCACTACCCACACGTCCTGAAAGTTACCGGTATCCAATAGTGCGGTAGCTATCTCTTCTGCTTCCTCATAGCATGGGAACTCTGTTTTACGATACCGTTCCGGTACCGTGACTGCTCTTTTATGGCGCATACATATATACAACCTGCGCGGGCTCAGTTTTCGTTGTACCGTAATGAACCATCTGCGGTTCATTGTAGGCTTCTCTACCGGAACTCCATGCTTTACCATGTTGGCATATGCATGTTTGCCGCACAGAATGACGCAGGAATCGTCTTTAAGACTTTCTTCAAGAACAAGTTTGTACATGGTTATACTCTCCTGTTGCTCAATTCGGCATCAAGTCTGGCATTCAAGAAACACATCTGAGCATACCAGTTAGTTTTCACGCAGTAATTCCGGCAAACGTCACATGACTTGTTTAGTCTTTTACAGTATATGTCATCACTGTTGATTCTGATTCCGTACATGCAGTTTTCACATGCCACATCGCGTATGACTGTCTTGGTTTTCATGTGCCTCCTTTATAGTGTTACTTTAATATAGTTATTTTTGTTAATTTGTCAACCACTATAAAAATAAAAAGCAAAAATAAAGTAAAAACCGCAATTGACATTTTTCAGCCGCCATGCTATATTAGTTAACAAAGGCGGCTTAGCGGGCTTCAACGCGACAGCGCTATGGTCAACTTCCGCGTACCAGCAGCGTTGCCGCCTTACTTTATCAGGGTTGCTATGTGGTTTAAGAAAAAGCATTTGTTTGTGTCTTATTTCGGGTATAAAGATCATGATAACGGCAGGGAGTGGATATTTGGGAATTGTTTTGATTTTCAATTCGAAATCTCAAAGATAACTCCCCGTACTTTGTCACTTGCAGAAACCGATATTAAACAAAAATGTGATCTTGACAACGTTGTTATAATCAATTTTAAATTATATTAAGCCGATTTAGCTCAGGGGTAGAGCAGCGGTTTTGTAAACTGCCTGTCATCGGTTCAAATCCGATAATCGGCTCCAAATATGGACGTATGGTGTAACGGCAGCACAGTTGATTTTGGTTCAACTAGCGCAGGTTCGAATCCTGCTGCGTCTACCATTAATCAAAGGAAATAACTATGCCTGTAAAGGGGTGTCAGGGCGGGGGTAAATCCGGCAAATGTTACGTAGGAAAAAGGAGGGAAAGCAAAGGCAGAAAGACAAGGCAGGACGATCAAGGGGAATCAGGAAAATGAGCAGTTTAATCGACTATATTGACGGTAAGGAGCCCCCTGTGAACGCTCCAAGTTGCCGGAATCTTGATTGTCTGTACAATGAGGACGGCAAATGCACACAGGGGCTTGCATGTAAACAGGATGAAACTTACGAAAAGAAATGGTTCAAACATGCGTGATCGAAAACAAAAACAACAATTTCACAAACTAGCAGCCTGTCGGAGTGAGATTTTTGGCTTTGGGAAATCAATGTCCATTCCGATAGACGCATAATGCTTGTTTTTCCGTTTTCTATTGTCAGTAGCGAGAATTTATCCGCTCCGACATTAAATCCATATCTTTGACACGTAAATCCCCCCGCAATCATCATTTTAACTTCTCTGTGGAAGGATTTTCGTGAATTCAAGCAGATTCCCTCCGCAAAGTTTGTGAAGTCGTTTGAAATTGTATGCGGCGGTGATCAAATCCCATTCAATGGATACCTTGTCCAGCCCTCGCAATAAAAAACCTCGGAATCCCAGTATGGTTTTGATGATTCCGAACACCGGTTCGACTGTTTCTTTGCGCTTTTTGTAAACGGTGCGACCAGCTTGGGTTTTCAGGCGAAACGCCATTTTTTCCTTGACAGGAGCATCATCCGGCGGCGGAACGGGTTCCGCTTTTTTCAGCAAGTCTTCCACGGTACGATGATGGCTTTGCTTTTCCACCGCGCAGTATACCATAGGACCATCATCGTCCTCGACTTCAAGCACCGCCTTTTCGCAGAAATAGCCGGTATCGGCGCAAACCGTGTCGACTTCCCGGATTGCCGGATCGACACTTGCCGCCACCACTGGAAGTTCCTGTTTGTCATTGGCATGTGCGGTGACATATTGCCCCACGATCAACATGCTTCCTTCCGTGTCCACCGCCGCCTGAGCATTATACGCTTGCTCATAGTGTTTGCCGTTTCCAGCTTTCATGATTCGGCTTTCCTCATCGGTAAAGTTATACTGCATGTCATCCGGCGGCGTTTCAGACGGCGGCTGTGGATCCTTGCCACGGGGCTTTTTTCCCGCCTGGCGCTCAGTCTCCCGCTTCGCTTTTTTTGCCGCATACTCCCGTTCTTTTTCCCGCCGCGTCTCCTCATAGCGCTCTTCCATGGTCCGGCATGCACGCTCCAGCGCCGCTTTCCGATCTTCCCGCCGTTTGATCTCATCCGGTAATACCAGCCCGTCATCCAGCGGGGCGCTATCCGCATCTTCCGCCTTTCTCACCAATTCCTCTATCTCCTGCTCCAGTTGGGCGATCATTTCTCCCGCGCGCTTATAACTTACCGCTGCATGCTTGCTCGCGTTGGCCTTGATTTTCGTTCCATCTATGCTGATTCCACCGATTTTCTTCAGATGACCCAGTTCGACACCCAGCAGCAAGACCTTCGTGAACACCTCCTTGAACGCTTCACGGTTCTTCAGCCGAAAAGCGCAGATCGTATCATGATCAGGATGCAGATCCCCTCCGCAAATATAACGCACCGCTATATCCGTGTAGGTCGCACGCTCGATCTCTCGCGACGAAAAACGCTTCGTCGCATAGCAGTAAATCAGCAACGACAGCATCATTTGGGGCGGATATTGCGCACTCCCGCTACCACGCTCATTTATTCTAAAACCCTTTATTTCCAGCGCTTCCACTGCATCCACGATAAAATGCACCATGCTGTCTTCCGATATCCAGTCTCGCAAATCTGGCGGTAACATCATTGGCGTGTCTCGGTCCAATATCACAAATTTCGCTGCCATCATACACCTTTTTTTTGACTGGTAATATATCATGCTTTTATGATTTTTCTCGCAGAACTTGCTTTTAAGTCCGACAGGCTGCTAGTATGTTACAATACAGTTGAAGCGTTGCAAGCTGTAAGCATGCTGGTACGGCACTTGGATTCAGTTGGCGTGAAAGTCGTAGACGAAAAATGGAGTATCAGGTTCCGCATCACAACCGTAAAACTCATTACAGAGAGACATAATGAAGATTAAATTTAAGAAACTAAGCGCAACCGCTGTTGCACCGTTTCAGGGGAGTAAATTTGCCGCAGGATTTGATCTTACAGTTGATGAATTGGAGTTTTCTAACGATCAAATAAAGTATAATTCTAATATTGCAGTTGAAATTCCTGAAGGCTATGTTGGATTATTGTTTCCTAGAAGCAGCGTTTACAAGCATCACATCCTACTTACAAACAGTGTCGGGGTGATCGATTCTGACTACAGAGGCCCCATTAAAGCGGTATTCCAGCGAGAAGAAGCTATCCGCTATAAGATTAGCGGATATAGGGTAGGAGAAAGATTCGCACAGCTCGTGATCATGCCTAATCCTAAAGTAGAGTATGTCGAAGCGGAAGAACTCAGCGAGACTACGCGCGGCACCGGCGGCTATGGGAGTACCGGAAAATGAGCAGAAAACTGTGTAAGCATAGAGTTGCGGTCATCATCGAGACTAATGTTCCAATCGACAAACAAGACGCCCTGAACTATGTGAATCACGTGATGCAGATAGCACTGGACAATATGCCGATTGACGAGTTTGTGTCTGAACCTAAACCAAAAACATATGTGGAAATTGAAGATGTTACAGTTGGATAAGTATGAAGTTGTGCCGATACTTCTTACGTTTGTGGGTATCGGATCAGTAGCTGTTCTTTTATCTTTGATATTCTATTCTATTACCTGCAAAACAGTTCCAAGTCAGGAAACGGATGTTGTTATCGAGACTATTGAGTATGACGGTTGCGAGTACCTTAAGTATTCCCCAAATCGCGGCTCATCCTACTGCTGCCTGACCCATAAAGGGAACTGCAAACGCTGTGCAGAAAGAAATGGTAAATAGATTTCTAAAAATTAACGGAATCGTAGCTTGATTTATCATAATTACAGGCCATTTTATACGTAAAGAGGTTGCCGTCTCTTTTCTTGCCTTCGGGGGAGGGAGGGTTTGTTGGTTTTCCTTCCCTCCCCCACCTATCGCGCCCCTCAGTGAACTTTTATTCATAGATCAGGAATAAAAAAATAGTAACTTTGGGGCTATTTTTATTTGCAATTCTCCAATTCAATGTTATATTGTAGTATAGTGCAGTAGAAAACAATGCGTGCTGCACTTTTACCCACAACTAAAAATAAGGAGAGTTATGCGAACGTACACAAAATACACAAAAGCGGGCGCGCTGGTGTCTAAATTTATGCGCACACAGGGCATTTCCTGCCTCTCCGTCTGCCAAAAGCTCGGTATCCACCCAAGCTACCTGAGCAATGCACTGAGAGGACGATCCCCTTTCGGGATCGAGCTCTACGACAACTTGGTACAGGCGTACAGCGATCTCTTTACCAAAAAAGAAAAAGAAGAGCTGTACCGCGCTGTGTGGGATGGGAAAAAAGAGCTGCGAGTTGACATATCCGGTTGGGATATTGACAGTAAGATTAAACTTGCAACACTTGCCGAATCCATTAAAAATGAAATTGAAAACTCAAAAAGGAATAAGTAATGAAACTCATCGAATTTAAACTGACACTCGCAGTCCCGTGTGACGTTGACGAAGAAACCATTAAAGAAGCAGGTATTGTGAATATGATAAGAGACTATGCATCCAACTGTGATATCGAAGAGTGCGGAATTGAGTTGGCCAGAATGGACAACCCGCAAGTGGCATCAAAGCCTAAGGCACAGTCCGGTACCGAACAAGCCAACAAAACGAGGTGAGAGATGAGATTCAAATTCGAAATCACAATGCGCAACGACTTCTGCATCACGGAAGACGATATTCTCGACGCAATCGTTGAATGCATCGGTGTGGATGAAGATGACATTGAAGTAACTCAGATCGATACATGTGAATAACATGAATGAAATACTCCAATTAATAGGGATCATGGCGATATTGACTGCGTTTATATGGTTAGCCATAGGAGACGAATGGGATGAATACTAAATACACGCTGACGGAAGAGGAAACGGCTAGAGTTGAGGGGAAGTAGAGAAGGAACGAAACTACTTACAAGCGGTACGCAAGTGTACCGATAAAGAAATTGAAAAGATGCTGCGGCTCGTCCGTAAACGGGCAGAACAGAGCATTATTTACTTTAAATTAAAGAAAAAAGAAGGGGAAGCAAGACTTAGAACTGTGAGACGTGAAGTAGTGCGAGAATCCTTAGTTGAAGCGATCGACACTACTTTTAAACTTTTGTTTCCTCCGGAAAACCCTGAAAGCAATCGTGTAAAGGTACTTAGTGAATCACAGATCAAGTTCCTCGTAGAGCGCACAGCCGCAATCATCACTGCATATGTACATGAATCTGTAAATAAAACTAAGGAAAACCAACAATGAACTGGCCACAAGCTACTGTCGATATCGCAACCGGACTATTCGCGGTTCTTGTACTGTATATAGTCATGGTTAAAGCCAACTAAACCAAACACCAATAAAATCAAGTAGAAAATTCAGTATGAAATATGCAAGCGTCTGTTCTGGAGTGGAGGCGGCTTCCCTCGCGTGGATGCCTCTCGGATGGGAACCGGTATGGTTTTCAGAAATCGAGCCGTTTCCGTGCGAAGTGCTGGCTCAGCGCTTTCCTGGAGTGCCGAACCTTGGCGATATGACGAAAATCGAAGGAGAGAAATATCGTGGAACAGTTGAACTTCTCGTGGGGGGGGGGAACGCCGTGTTTCGTGGCAGGAACGATGGTGCTTACACCGTGCGGATACAAGCCGATTGAAAGTCTGAAAATCGGAGATTCCGTTGTAACACACACCGGGGATGTGCGAAGTATAACCGCCATCGGAAGCAAAGAAGCGCAGACCGGGGAAGTAAAAATACTTGGACGGCCATCAATTCGATGCACCGGGAATCACCCGTTTTATTCTATCGAGTTGAAGCGCGACAACAAACGTAATTCATCTACCTACGGCCAAAAAGTAGAATATGGGGAATATGAATTCAAGGCAGTAGAGGATTCAGTCGGACGGTATGCCGGAAGAGTTGCGGCAAAACGCATCAACGGGCATATCCCGAACGTCTACAACGCAACGCCAGAAGAAGTGATGGAACTTGCCGGATGGTATCTTGGAGACGGCTACATCAGGCGCTGGGCTGGCGAAAATAAAAAAGCGGTGGTCATTGCCGCCGTATGCAAGCGCAAAATTGAGCAGTTCTCGAAAATATTCAACGGTGCGATTCAATACAGTATTGCAAAAGACGGAAAAATCACCATAACCAATACGGTTCTTGCAGACTGGTTAATTGAGAATTTTGGTGAAAAATCGCAATCCAAAAACTGCCATACTGGATTTATACCAGCGAACTGAATAACAGATTTATCGCCGGATATGAAAAAACAGGCGGAAGTCGCCGCGCCAACGGAAACGTAAGGATTTCAACAACGTCTGCGGCTCTTGCATATGGGATGGCCGACCTTTATGGGAATGCCTCGGTCGGGTTCTGCAAAAGAGAAACGCCTCAAGCCATAATGGAGCGCAAGGTCTCACAAAGAGATACCTATATCATATATAAAGCAAAAGGAAAAACGGCAAGAACAAAAATGCTCTGCGGAAGATATGCAAGCATCATCAGAGGATGGAACAACGATGGGGCAATTAGAACTGTCTACAATATTACCGTCGATGGCGAACACAGCTATATCGTCAACGGAATCGCCGTTCACAACTGTCAAGGATTCAGCGTCGCGGGAAAGCAGGGCGGCCTTGCCGATCCGAGAAGCGCCCTCTGTCTCGCCTATTGCAGACTTCTTGAAACAATGCGTCCCAGATGGTTCGTCTGGGAAAACGTCCCGGGGGTGTTCAGTACCAACGGCGGTGAAGATTTCCGGGCCTTCCTCCGGAAAATTGATGAAATCGGGTATTCTTGCGCATGGCGAGTGCTGGACGCTCAATACGTCCGAGTGGACGGATACCCTCGTGCCATACCTCAAAGAAGACGTCGTGTGTTCGTTGTCGGACATCTTGGAGCCGACTGGCGCTATCCTGCCTCGGGATACTCCGCCGCGCAGAATCAAGGGGCAAGGATTTGCCGGAAATGCTAAAAACCGCGCTGGAGCGGCAAGCGGGAGATTGTGGGATTCAAGCGGAGGACGAAACGTAGACGGCGTAGTGATGAGCATCGGAAACGGTCAAGTCAATACAGCAATGCGTCCAAATCAGGAGTTTTCCAATACGCTTCATTGCATGCACGATCATGAGATCATTTTGGATGGGCGCGATGTGGTTTGCCTCAATGACCAAGGCGGATCGATGATGAAGATTGAAAAAGACGCAACGGTTGGAACGCTTCGAGCAAATGCGCACGGAAACGAGCCGATTATCTGCGCTACCGAAACCGGACATGGATACTGGAGGGATGGCGATTCAGCCGGAACCATCGAAACAAACGAAGATCAGCATCGGCGTAATCTCGTCTGCACCGGATTCCTGGGCGGACAAGGATCGAAAGCTGGTGGTATCGCTTATTCCGAGGAAGTATCGCCAACGGTCAAAGCAAGTCCGTCCCAAGTCCCGGATGTGGTTAGCAGTCAATGGCCGTAACCGAGGACGTAATGGGGTGCATTGGCGCAAACGATTACAAAGAGCCTGGCATTATCTGCGTCCACGGTTCTCAAGACCCGATTTCGAACACAGATCATGCGAATTCGGTCAACCGCAATAATGGGTTGGGGAATTGCGTGTGCTACCCGATCAATAGCATGGTCATCGGGAAAGATATCAAAGACGGAGACCGGCAAACAACTGGCATTGGAAGTGACGGAGACCCTTGCCCTACGCTCCAGGCTGCACATCATCACGCCGTCGCCATCGCCGAGTACACCATCGGACGCAAGATAGAAAACGGAGGAAATGGAACCGGGGCAAAAGAGGAAGTCGCCTACACGCAAAACTGCACCGGTGTCATGAGCGTTTGTCAGAATGCCATCGTCCCGCCGCTTGAATTATGCAAGCAGATTTCTGGACAACTTTCTGAACTGTTGAACTACACGGTCGTCTGCAAGTACGACGAATCGGAAAATCTGTTTTATGCGCAGATTTTCAATGTGGTTGAATCGAAGGTATTCGATTATTCCAATGCTAACTATGGGCGATTGGGTGCTTTTTGCATTCCGGTGATGTTTACTCCGGAGCAGACGCAGGATTGTTTTCCGGGGCGATATGACGCGGAAGAGGCCGCTCCCGAAATTAAAGCGGAAAAGGGAGTGGGGGTGAGGGTGAGGGCGAGGGTGAGGGTGAGGCGAGGGCGAGGGCGAGGGTGAGATAGGGGCATGATCGAAGGTGAGATAGATAGGGGCATGATCGAAGGTGAGATA